GTTGTACGCCGCAGCTCAATGATCGATTCATCCTGCTTGATGTTCAAATCCAGGCTCACCTTCTGCGTCTCAGGCAGCTTCAAATGATTCAAAATACTATTAGCCGCATCCGACCTCACCTTCTCGCTCTTGGCATTCAGCATCAAGTCCGCCTGAACATTCAGTGCTTGCTGATACAAGTCCTGGTTCAACACATAACTCGGAATGAGCGTCTGCTCAAAGATTCCCGTTACCAGCTTATTCCTGGTATACGCGCTGACAAACCCTCTCACCGAATCTTCCGAGAACCCTTCGCTCTTTAACCGCTGATACCTCTCCGGAAAGGTCTTCACATAGCTTTTATAGTTTGAATTGCCCAACAACCTGAAACTCACGAACTTCACAGCATTCACATAGTCCTTGATGCTGCAGGTCATGTGCTGAAGCACATTGATGTAACCCAACAGATTATCCCTGAACCCATAACGCAATTCCGGATCCTTGATCAAACCATTGATCTGATCCACCAGCTGATCGTTGATCAAATGCTTCTTCCCCAAAGGCGCTGCTGCCACCAGCAGCTCCTTGGTCACTTCCTCCAGTCCGCTCTCCACCATTTCAGGCAGGGTCTTCTTGGGGGCCTTGAGAAACCCTTTCTCCTTCTTTGCGTCCACTCTCTTACCTCCTACCAAAATCAATCCCATTACAGACTAGATCAACTTCCTCCTCCTCGTCCAATTTCCCCCTTCTCTCCCCTTCCCCTTCCCCCCTGGTCTCCCCCTGTCTCCCCCTTCTTTCCCCTTCTTCCCCCTTCTTTCCCCCCCTGCACCCCCCCTAATAACCCCTAATAACCCCTAATAACCCCCTCTAACCCCCTCTAAACCCCCTTACCCTTTCCCCCCTTAACCCCCTAGAACCAAGAAGAATCCTAGGAACCCCCTCTCTTCTTTCCTAAAAAAAAAAAGAACCAAGAAGGAAAATATCCTTCTTGGTTCTCTTTTTCTTCCTGGTTTTTCTTTCTTTCTTTTGGTTCTTTTCTTTCTTCCTGCCCGGTTAAGGGCGGAGCCTATACCTGAAAAAATAATCCGTCAATTATTTTTTCTTTTCTTTTTTGGTTCTTTTTTCTTTTACGGGTTTATATTTATTATTTATCTATACATAAATTATATTTATACAAATATAAAACCAAAACCAATAATATATTTTCAAATATCTATTTATACATTTTTTATAACCCCAACTTTATATAAAATTTATAATTTTGTTCTAGGGTAGTGAGCCCCAACTTTTATAGAAATCAAATAATTTTGTTCTAGGGTAGTGCTCCCTCAACTTTATATATTTTTAATAATTTTGTTCTGGAGCAGAACTACCCCCAACTTTTATACAATTTTATAATTTTGTTTCGTAGCAGTAGTAACCCCCAACTTTTATAAAATTTTATAATTTTGTTTCAAAGCAGTGCTCCCAATGCCTACGGCACATTCCCCCCCTACCCCCCCGGGGGGGTCACACCCGCACACTACGCACACCGGGGCACAGCGGCACAACCCTTCGGGTGGGGGCGGCGTGGTGCCAAGCCCCAAAGGAGGTACAGATGGCCAAGTTCGAGAAGAAACCAGGGCGCGGAGCCCTGTTCATCAAGCAGTCCAAGAACGCCGATGGTAGCCCTCAGATGAGTGGCTACTACGTGGACGAAACCGGCAAGGAGCACAAGCTGAACGCTTGGCTCCAGGCGTCTGCGGCGGGTGTGCTCTACTTCAGCCTGGGCGAGAGGAAAGCGCCCAAGCTGGAGGATGCGCTGGAGGCAATCGCCTCCGTGCAGGTGAAGGCAAAGACCGAGGACGACGAGCCCTTGGTCTAGCAGGGTGGGTACTCCGGGCAACCGGAGTACCCATTACAAGAGACGAGATAGCGAGGTGACCACCTATGAAGCGTGGCATGAAGGCCACCCTAGGCTCCATGTTTGGAGCTGTGGGTGAAGTTGCTGACGCAATAAAAGTTACCGCGTCAGCACTAAAGCATTTTGCGGGGGCCGCAGAGAATGTGGCCTCTGCCAATGAAGTGGTTGCTAGAAATTGGAGGGAAATCTCTGAAGCGCAGGCAGAGTATCGCCTGCGCAAGCGTCGGCTGAAACTCAGCAAGAAGATTGCTGAGTTGGAAGCTGAGTAGTAGTTAGGAGCTACGAGGGAACCAGCGGCAGTACGGTTCCCTCGTAGCATGTATCAACCCCGAATGGAGATGTCACATGTTAAGTGGCAATTCCATATTTCATCCCTGCTGGGATGAAAGCGTGGGCATGGTTAGGGCCATGCCCATGCACGGAGGCCCCGGCATCCTTGATGATGTGCCCACGGTAAGGGCATTCATCAAGGAGCACGCCGGTATTTGGTTCGTCGTTGACATCGACGAGCCGGATACCGAGCCGGTAAGTCTCCCTGATTGCTGCTGGTACTAGCCAGCAGTAGTCAGTAAAGGGGGGTGCTGCATCTAGCAGCACCGTATCTGGTAGCTCGCACTAGAACTTGCGAGCTACTAACCATAACCAGGGGGTGTTCCGTGTTCGGACACACCAGCTGGGGCATGGCCGATGAAATAACTCGGCCTTGGCTCCACCCTATGCAGGCACGATGGTTTCTGGACGAGACCATCGTGAATCCTGCGATGGGACGCCGGGCTATTGAAGCCTGGCTGCGTACCATGCCCTGCGGCACAGTCCTCAGCGTCATCGACACGGTTGATGACGAAGAGGACCACATGCGCGCCCGCCTTGCGAGATATCGCAAGGACGGGCTGCAGTGGCATGAGGTCGAATTCTGCTGGCTGATGGAGCGGCTATAGAATAGACCTAAAGGGGGGTAGTACATGCGTGGTGCATGTACTGCCGAGGCCCACACCTCTAGTCAGTGCTGCCTTAGCACTGACTAGATACAACTAGAGGTACAAGCATGGACAAAACACACCATGCTCTGCTCGCCTTCATCAACGCTGATGAAGAGAACACTGAAGCTCTGGTGGTGAAGGATCGCCACTACATGGGCTCCCCATCCAGTATGTCGTACCGTACATACTGGAGAGCACCGACCATGTTTGACATCGGTGCAGTGTACACACTGCCGCGTTACAAGCAGTTCGCTGTAAGCGAACAGTACTCCAGGTCGGAACTGAAGGACGCGGCTATGATGTACAGGCTCGAAGCGAACAAGCACGACAAAGCCTTTAGGCATTTCGTGCTATTCGCATAACAGCCTTTGTGAATTGCGCATCCTATGCGCAGTCCACTTTCTTTCACTTGAGATAGCGTCCTAGTGAAAGAACTTCTCTTTCCCTCGAAAGAACAACGAAAGACTCAATCACTTAACACCTGAGTCTTTCCTCCAACGCAACACCTTATCTCCCCCTAATAACTACATCGCTATCTCTTTTTGTAAGACTCGCCTCTTACCGAGATAGCGGCTCACCTCAACCCAGGAGAACCAATGAAAGTCACAGCACTTGAAGCCAAACCACTGCTCATCGATGCACTCAAGGCAAACCTGGTTCCATTCCTCCGTTCATCTCCCGGACTAGGTAAGTCATCGTTGATTCAGCAGATAGCGGAGGATCACAACCTCCAGCTAATCGACATCCGCCTATCCCAAATGGAACCAACCGATCTCCTTGGTCTACCCTTCCGTGAAGGAGACCAAGCCAAGTACATTCCATTCAACCTATTTCCCCTAGCTAACCATCCGCTACCTACCAATCAAAAGGGTTGGTTGATACTCCTAGATGAATTTTCCTCTGCCTCCCTGGCTGTCCAGGCAGCAGCCTACAGACTGATATTGGATCACCAAGTAGGTGATTACCCGCTTCATCCCAAAGCCCGGTTGATATGCGCCGGTAACCTGTTATCTGACAAAGCCATCGTAACTCGCCTATCCACGGCCCTTCAGAGCAGGCTATGTACCCTTGAACTGATCCCTTGCCTCAAGTCCTGGATCACCTGGGCTGACCTCAACAACATCGACCACAGAATCAAGTCCTTCCTCAACTTCAAACCGGAAGGACTACATAGATTCAATCCAAACTTCGAGGAGGAATCCTTCCCTACTCCCAGAACCTGGGAGTTCCTCAACCGGCTGCTGAACCTGTGGTCCACTGTGACCTACGAGAAGCTACCTCTCATTGCCGGTGTGATTGGTGAGTCCATGGCGAGGGAGTTCTATTCCTTCACCCAGATCTACAACCAGCTACCTACCCTGGAATCCATCCAGGCCAACCCAACCGACGTACCCATTCCCAACGAGCCCTCCATTCACTTCGCTCTCTCGGGAATGATTGCGGAGCATCTGTCTCCCACCAACGTAGTACCTCTCATGCAGTTCCTTGAGAGGCTGGGCATTGACTTCCAGGTAATCACCCTGCGTTCAGCCATTGCCAAGACCCCAGCCCTGCGGGAAGCAGCGCCTATCCGTACCTGGATTCGCACCAATGCACGGGAGCGGCTGCAATGACAGCAGAACAGATGATCCAGAAAGCCAAGCTCCAACTGGTGATGCAGAGAAGCACCACCTTCTTCTCTTCCCTGTTGGCTTCACTCAAGCTGGAACTAACGCCTGCCATTCCCACGGCAGCAACCGATGGTCTTCGCCTTCTCATCAATCCAGAGTACGTGGCAGACCTGACACCCAGGCAACTGCTGGGTCTGCTCGTGCATGAGGTCATGCACGTAGCCCTCGACCACATGAACCGGGCAAGCTGGCTGAACCTGAACCCGGACAAATGGAACATGGCCGGGGACTACTACATCAACCTCTACCTGACGGACCGTTCCTTCGAGATACCACCGGGAGGACTGCTGGACTACGCCTACCAGGGCATGTCCACCAAGGCCATCTACGACCAGCTCCCGGATCCACCCGAGGGATTCGACCGAGACCTATTGCTGGATCCAGACAAGTCACCCAGCCAACAGGCAGAAGAACGGGAACAGATCATCACCGCAGTCATGCGTGCCGTTACCCAGGCGCACATGGCCAAGGATCCGGGTTCGATACCCGGAGAAGTCTCCCGTTCCCTGGAGGAGATCATCCGTCCACGTCTCCCGTGGCAGGTCATCCTCCTCAACCACCTGTCCTCCAAGAACAGGGACTCGTTCGACTGGACCAGACCCAACCGGAGATACTCGGACCTCTATCTCCCTTCGATCAAACGAACCACCCCGGATCAGATCCTCTGTGCCATTGATGTCTCTGGTTCCATATCCCAGAAGGATCTGGATGCCTTCCTTGCGGAGATCCAATACCTGCTGGAAGTCATTCAACCCAACTCACTACGGTTGATCTCGTTTGATACCCAGGTGCACCAGGATCTCACCTATACCAAGGGAGATCTGCTCTCTTCCCCTGCACTGACGGGTGGCGGAGGAACCAACTGTTCCCCCATCATTGAACTCATCCGCAAGGAACAACCGGAAATCTCCATCATCTTCACCGACGGGGAATTCCGTATGCCCAACCTGAGCCAGCTCTCCACCGATCTCTTCTGGATCGTATTCGACAACCAACACTTCAACCCAAACCACGGAACAGTGATTCTCTATGCCTGACCTGGATCTCGAAGAGCTACAGAAAATAGCCTTGTCCCTGGTGAACCACCGGGAACTGAGGACGGCATGGAATCACATGCTCAAGGGCATGACCCCTGCGGAACGCAGGCAACTGAACGAGAGCCTGGACCAGTGCGCCCAGGAGATAGACGAACTCTTCCAAAAAAAGGGGGACGCTGACTAGGCGTCCCCCAAACCTCACCTTCCAGGAGCAACAATGAAAATCTACACCGATATGCAGTCGGCGCAAGGGGAAATCTTCTTCAAGATCCAACTCCAGTACTTGGATCCTTTCATTCTCCCCGCCAACGAAGGGTTGCAGCTCATCCGCCTCATTCACAACAGCATCCCGGTCAAGTACGACTCCTCCGCCAACCGTTATGTCCCCAACGGGGACAGGCCCAGGATCCAGCTGGAGGTTCTCACCGAGCAGCAGGTCTCCGAGATGATGGTCGAAGCTCTCATTACCTAGAGAACCAACCAAGAACACTAGACCTACCCCTCGTCTTCTCGGCATACGGAGACCTAGAATGCCCGCAGACACCCTACCCAGTACCCCAGTAGCCCCTGACCCTGCTGCGTTGAATCCTGACCCGGGGAACACGACAACAGTGCGTGTCCTATTCGGGTCAGAAGCCTTCCGCCAGAAGGCAGCAGCCACCCGTGCCCGTAACCAGGGCAAACGCCAGGGTATCCGTGTCCTCCGGGGAGCCATCAGGAGCAAGTGCCTGGAGTGCACCGGCAATTCCCTGCCGGACATAGCCCAGTGCACGGCAGGGGAGGGAAGCCCGGCTCCCTGCTCGCTTTGGTTCTGCCGCCCCTATCGGCAGAAGCAGCCATGACCCAGGAGAATCCTTGGATCCAGGGCTACTTGCACAATGGGGACATGGCAGTGGCCATTGCCTACCGCCGCAATGCGGACGGTAGCGCGTATGAGTGGGTGCTGACCGGAACCCCCAGCCCGGAGAAGACATTGCTCCAGGCGTGCTTGCGATCTGCCTACGAGCAGATCATCCAACAACAACTCAGAAACCAGGAGACATTTGATGCAACTAACGCCAAGCCAGAAGAAAGCTGAAGAGGAGTTCATGGATTTCCTGGTGGATCCCAGCCAGAAGGAGATGGTCATCTCCGGCTTCGCTGGAACAGGGAAGACCTGGCTGGTGCAGCACCTCTGCCAGCTAGCGGACAGCTTCTATCAGTTGAGCTGCACCTTGGATAACGCCTCTTCCTATCCACAGGAAATCGTACTGACAGCTACCACGAACAAGGCAGCCAAGGTGCTGGAGAACCAGACCTCGCAGAAGACCAGCACCATCCATTCATTGCTGAATCTCAAGGTGCAGAACGACTACAGCACCGGCAAGGTGAAGCTCATTCAGAAGAGCAATCCGGTAGGGCTGGACACCTGCCTCGTCTTCGTGGACGAAGCCAGCATGGTGGACCTGGAGCTGCTCCAGTACATACGAGCCAGCAAGGCAGCGAAGATCGTATTTGTTGGGGACAAGTACCAGCTGCCTCCGGTGGGTGAGAGCAAGCCCGTGGTGTTCGACAGGAACAAGGGGATTGTCCACCTGGAGGATACCGTCCGGCAGGAAGCAGACAATCCAATCATTGGATTGGGAAGTGAATTCCGGGAACTGCTGGATACCGGAATCCAGGGAAAGGGCTGGCCTGTCATTCCCGTGGACAACAAGCATGTCTTTCATTTGAACAGGGAAGAGCTGAAGCAACAGCTCAACCAGTTCGTGGATGATGGCAGCTTTCACAGCAATGAAGTTGTGGTGCTGACCTGGAGTAACGACAGGGCGATCAGCTACAACAAGTACATCCGCAAGATGTACACGTCCGAGGAAGGGTTTGTTCCTGGTGAGATTGTTATTACCAACTCACCCGTGTTCAGATCCACCGGCCATGCACAGAACACTCAGGTCTTTGGTACTGATTGGTTCCTGCGTGTGGATAGCTGCGTTGACTTTGAAGCGGAACTCTTCATCCAGGATTACCTGCACAGGGTACCTGGCTGGCAACTGAGGCTAACGGATGCGCACATAACCGGATCATCCCTGGACGTGTTCATGCCAAAGAACAGGAACCAACAGAAGGATCTGCTGAAGAGGTTGGCAGAGGACAAGAACTGGCCGGGTTACTTCAGGTTAAAGGAGACCTGGGCAGATGTTCGTTCCACTCACGCGCTTACTTGCCACAAGTCCCAGGGTTCCACCTATCGGGATGTGATCATTGACTTGGATGACATTGGCAAGAATACCAAGTGGCGGGAGATGGCACGGATGCTCTATGTCGCTGTCAGCAGGGCCAGCCATAGGGTGTATTTCTATGGCAGCTTGCCGGACAGGCAATGGAAATCCTAGGAGGAACCATGGCCAAGCCGACACTCAACAAGATGTTCATCTTCAACAGCTTGTTCAATGCGATATTCGACCCAGCCAAGAAGTATTCCATTCAAACCAAGAAGAACCTGATCCAGAGGAATAACCAGCTCTACGGGAACACATCGGCAAGAGGTGGGTTGTACTACCTGGGAGTAAAGCACCTGTCTTATAACCCGGAGAACAACCTGCGGTATGTGCCGCACTATCCATTGCACGATAACTTGATCCCGGAGATGGAAGAGTACCTCAAGAGCAGGGATAAGCTCACCTCGTTCATGGATCAGGCTAACCGTACCCTGACTATCCTGCTGACTCCGGTGCAGAGCTATGAAGATCTGTACTACCTGCTGGACAGCACCTTGTTCGTATTGGCTTGCCCGAACAGGAACTTCGATTCGGGTATGCCGACAGGCATGGCAGAGTACGTACCCAGCAAGCGGTTGCAGGAACTAAAGCAGGAACATGCCGAGTTCCTGCAACTGCTGCTGGAACAGCACATGGAAAACCTTATCTCTCAACAGCTCTATCAGTAGGTGTAGCCATGCTCAGGCATCTCATGTTTAGCACCGAACAGGAAAGCTATGACCTTGCCATCCTCATCAAGAACAAGGCCATGATCGAAAGGGAACTAATTACACATTACATCCAACCCCTGGAGGATCTGGGCATAGCACGCAAGCAGGTGGTGGCACTCAGCCTTGAGATGTCGGACACCAACAAGGTGACAGCGCAGGAAGCCAAGGAATGCCTGGCTAACATTGGCTCTTACTGCAAACAAAAAGGCATCCGTCACGTGCTAGTGGCGGATGCCTTCTACTTCAAGACTGCGTGCAAGGTCAAAAAGGCGGAGCCTCACTACGGCTACGTACTGCCTGCGCCTCTCATCTCGCCCGGTGTCCAGGCTACCTTGAGCGTGAACTACCAACAGCTCTTCTACAATCCCAGTCTTAAATCCAGATTGGTTATGGGATTGAATGCAGTAGCAAACAGTATATGTCACAAACCTGGATTGTTTGCAAACTCAATACTGATAAACGCCAGTTACCCGGAAACCATAGAAGATATAAGTCGAACATTACAGGAATTGCACAGTAAACCTGCACTCACCTGCGACATAGAAACACTAGGACTGAAACCAGAAGAACAGAGAAGCTTAGTGTCTATTGCCTTTGCCTGGGACAAGTATTCAGGCATAGCGTTCATGCTGAACAACTACCTGCCTAGCCATAGAACCAAGATCAAGCAACTGTTGAAAAAGTTCTTCTTGCAATACAAGGGAACTTTAATCTTCCACAACGCAACCTTCGACACCAAGAACCTCATTCACTTCCTGTTCATGAAGAATCCTTCCGACCTGACAGGGATGCTGGAAGGATTGCACTGTCTCTACCGTAAGCTGGATGACACCAAGTTGCTGGCTTACCTCGCCAGCAATACCACGGCTAACAATTCTCTGAGCCTGAAGGATCTGGCCTTCGAGTTTGCTGGCAAGTACAGCCTCGACAGCTTCGACTTCTCAGTGTGTCTGAACCAGAAAGAGATACTGGAATACAACCTGACCGACTGTGCTGCCACCTGGTATGTCTATGAGGTGTACCGGGAGAAGGTGAGACAGGAACAGGAGTGGATCTATCAGAGCTTGATGCTGTCTGCGCTCAAGACCATCACTCAGATGGAACTGACAGGCATGGCCATGAGCAAATCTGCCATCGACAGGCTGGCAGAGAACCTGCAAAGGGACATGCGCAAGGTGGCACAGGACATTGCAGATCATCCTATTGTGCAGCAGTTCACCAGGGAACTGCGAATAGCAGCAGCCATCGAGCACACGGCACGGCTGAAGAAAACCATCAAGACGGAGGAAGACTACGCAGATCTGAAGTTCAATCCAGGAAGCAACAAGCATCTGGCAAAGCTCTTGTTCGACCATTTGGCTTTGCCTGTGTTCAGGTACACCGACACCAATGCTCCCAGCGTGGATGAGAAGTCCCTCAACTCTCTCATTGGCTGGATAAGAAACCAATTACCAGGAGACACACATGGCACAACTGACCCCGCTTCAGGTCTATGAAGCACAGCAGATCATCAAGAAACTGGGTGGCGTAGGGATTCTCCAGGTGGATGACATCCCCGTGCTCAACACTCAGACAGGTAAGGTACTCAAGCTGATGCTGGACATGAAGTGGCATGAAGCTTGGGAGATCCTCGAAGTGGCAGGAGGTACGGAAGGGCTGAGGCGTATGCGCACCCTGCGTACCCTGCCGAGAGTGGAGATTCACAAAAGGAAAAGCTTTGGTTCCAGGGGATTTGCCTACCGCCTGGAAGTTACATGAACAAGGACTATTCGCTGGAAGAAATCCTGAACCTGCTGGAGAGCATCAAGAACCACAACGCTCTGAGCACGATGCTCTCCACTTTCATCAGCTCTTTCCAGAAGAACACCCTGTCTCCAGATCCAACCAAGCCAGATGAAGTGCGCCTCTATGGTTCGTTCAACCTGGGAGGCACGCTTAGTGGCAGGTTGAGCAGCAGCTCGCCCAATCTCCAGAACATTCCCTCGACCGGGACTCCCTATGCCAAGCCTGTGAAGGAGTGCTTCCGCGCTCCTGCAGGCTGGCTCATGGTGGGAGCGGACTTCAATGCGCTGGAGGAACGGGTGGGCAGCCTGCTCACCAAGGATCCAAACAGGCTCAAGGTCTACCACGAAGGGTTCGATGGGCACTGTCTCAGGGCCTATGCGTACTTCGGGGACAAGATGCCGGACATACGCCAGGCAACAGACCAGGAGCGTTGCTTCAAGCTGCAGGCAGGCAAGGATACGGTGTACTGCAAGGCAGATGACGTGCTGGTTCTGCCTGACGGAACACGCAAGACGGTGCAACAACTATTCGAGGAGGAAGGCTATGGAGATAAAGCTGACTGCCAAGCCAACCAAGGTCAGTGAGATCAGCAGTACCGAATTCAACGTCTACTACATCAACTCAATAGCAAAGGAGCATAGGGGACTTCGCCAAGAATCGAAGTCCCCTACTTAGCTTTTGCCCTTCAGTACGGCAGCAGTGCTAACGGTCTGGTGGAGAACTTTGGCTTTGCCCCGGACCAAGCCAGGAAACTCTATGAGAAGTATCACGAGCTGTACGAGGTATCGGATACCTGGGTGCAGCACAAGCTGGAAGAGGCCAGTGCTCGTGGCTATGCAGAGCTGGCCTTTGGTCTGCGTTTGCAGACTCCGATATTGCAGCAGGTAATCCTGTCGGCCAAGCGGTCCCTGCCTTACGAGGCACACAAGGAAGCCAAGACCGTAGCCAACGCGCACGTGCAGTCATACAGCCTGCTCAACACCCGGGCAGCCAATGCCTTCATGCAGCGTGTGTGGAAGTCCAAATACAAGGAACAGATCTTGCCTATTGCCCAGATCCACGACTCCATCTACCTGCTCATTCGCAACAACCTGAAAGTTCTTCATTGGGTCAATGAGAACTTGATTGAAGAAATGAACTGGAACCAACTGCCTGAGTTGCAGGATTCTCGGGTGGGACTGGAGGCCAAGCTGGAACTGTACTGGCCGGACTGGTCCAAGCCGCACGTCATCCCCAATGGGCTGTCATTGCAGCAGCTCAAGGAACATTTGGTTTCTCTCAAACTCAAGAAGGAATGAAAGATGCTGACTAATCGAAAGCATATCCCGCTACCTATGGCCGTATGGCTGGCAGCTCAGGATGGATATGACCTGGAGTTCCATCCGGAAGTCATCTCCGCCACCGAGTTGCTTCTTCCTTTGCGTTCCTTGGTTCTCTCCCGCAGAACGGAACGCAGGATCGTGCAGGACATCGACGATCTGGTGCCTTCCCGTCTGGGTACGGCAACCCATACAGCAATGGAGAATGCCTGGCTCAACCACTATGCGGCAGCCATGGCCAACCTGGGCTACTCCGATGAAGTGATTGCTTCCATCAAGATCAATCCAGATGTAGTCAATCCAGGAGATGTTCCTGTGTATCTGGAGAAGAGAACCAACAGGAAGCTGTTGGATTACACCATCTCGGGCAAGTTCGACATTGTTATCAACGGTGAACTGCACGACCTGAAGACTACCAGGACGTTTGCCTGGATCAGTGGATCCAATGACAGGGAGTACCAGCTACAAGGCAGTATCTATCGTTGGCTTAATCCAGACCTGATTACAGAAGACTACCTGACTATCAACTACTTGTTCACTGACTGGAATGTGAACAGGGCCATGTCGGAGAACGATTATCCGACTAACCGTTGCATGTCCAAGAAGTTCCCGCTTCTGTCATTGAAGGACATTGAAACCTTCATGGTGGACAAGCTGGCTCAGTTCAAGAAGTACGAGACAGCCCCACAGGAAGAACTGCCCAAGTGCTCTACCAAGGAACTGTGGCAGGAGCATCCTCGTTGGGCGTACTACAAGAGCCCGAACAACATGAAACGGGCCACTAAGCTGTTTGATCTGGAAAAGGATGCCAATCTGTTCAACCAGCTCAACGGCAGCAAAGGTGTAGTAGTCAAGAGAGAAGGCGAACCAAGGCGCTGCAACTACTGCGCTGCCAGGAACTATTGCCTGCAGGCTCAGGACTTCGAGCTGGCGGGATTACTCAACAAACAGGAGACCTACCCATGAGAAAACTGGACACGCTGCAGATGCACCCGCTGCAGCAATCCATCGTAGAGATACTGTCCATCAAGACCCAGAACACGGACACCATGTTCTTTCACCTGATGGTGGCTTATCACTTCTCCAAGCTGGCCACCATGATGAGAACCAATGTGTCCATCGATGGGTTGGGCGTGCTGCCGGTGAACATGTACGCCATCAACCTTGCCCCGTCAGGTAGCGGCAAGGGCCGGTCGATGAACATCATTGAAGATCAGGTCATCAACCGGTTCCGTGAGAGGTTCATGGAAGAAACCTTCTTCGCCGTATCCAACGAGAACCTGGCCAAGCTCTCCCTGCGTAGAGCCAACAACAAGCACAGCACTCCGGAGATCGAGAAGCAGCTCCTTGAAGATGAGTTCAACGGAGCTGGTCCCATGGTGTTCAGCTTTGACAGTGCCACTACTGCTGCCGTGAAGCAGATGCGGCACAAGCTACTGCTAGCCAACATTGGATCCATGAACATGGAGATCGATGAGATTGGCAGCAACATGCTGGGCAACATGGAAGTGCTGACCAGCTTCCTGGAGCTGTTCGACATCGGCAAGATCAAGCAAAAGCTAACCAAGCACACCAAGGAGAACAACAGGTCTGAGGAACTGTATGGTTCCACTCCGACCAACATGCTGCTGTTCGGTACTCCAACCAAGCTGCTCAATGGCAGCAAGGTGGAGGACGAGTTCTACGAGATGCTGGAAGTTGGCTATGCCAGAAGGTGTTTCTTTGGCTTCAGCAAGTACCGGAAGCACGAGAAGCCCATGACACCGCAGGAGATCTATTCGATCTTCACTGATCCAAACAATGAAAATACCTTGTTCGCCATTGCCGATAAGCTGGCAGAGCTGGCTGACATAGTGAACTACGGCAGCACCATCAAGATGCCCAAGGACGTGATGCTGGAACTGATTTCCTACCGCCAGCACTGCGACCACAAGGCAGAGTCCTACTCAGAGTATGAAGAGATCCGCAAAGCAGAGCTGAAGCATCGTTACTTCAAGGCAGCAAAGCTGGCTGGTACGTATGCCTTCATCGATCAGTCGGTGAACATTACCGAGGATCACCTGTACCACGCCATTGCAATGACCGAAGCCTCTGGCAGAGCGTTCGACCAGATCCTCCGTAGGGAACGCCCCTATGCCAAGCTGGCTTCCTACATCTGCACCATCAAGCGGGAAGTGACCCACGCAGATCTGGTTGAGGACTTGCCTTTCTACAAGGGCACCGAAGCACAGAAGCGTGACATGCTTTCTTTGGCTGTGGCCTATGGCTACAAGAACAACCTGATCATCAAGCGTGAAACCATCGACGGGATTGAGTTCCTGTCGGGTAATTCCTTGCCCGTTACCGATCTGAACAAGCTCAAACTCAGCTACAGCAACGACTTCACCAAAAACTATGACAACCGCAACGGGCATTGGGACAACCTGGTAAACCTTTGCACTCGCGAGGGATACCATTGGTGCAACCACCACTTCATGGAACACGAGGATTTCCCTAGTCAACGGGGATACCGGGATGAAGCTCATACCTATCCTGGTTTCAATCTTCTGGTTCTGGATGTGGAGAACAGCGTCTCCATGGACCTGGCCAAGAGCCTGCTCTTCAGCTTTACCTGGTTCATGCACACCACCAAGAGGCACACGCCGGACAATCACCGTTTCAGGATTGTCCTGCCCATGTCTCATGTGCTGGAGCTGGACCAGAAGGACTACCGGGAGTTCATGAACAACATCTACGACTGGTTGCCCTTCACGGTAGACAGGCAAACCAACCAAAGGTCCAGGAAGTGGGAGACCTCTCCAGGCACTCACTTCTACAACGCAGGGCATCTGCTCGATGTGCTGCAGTTCATTCCTAAAACCAAGAAGGCCGAGGAGAACAAGGTAAAGCTGCTGGAACAGGCTTCCTTGAACAACTTGGAGAGATGGTTCCTGAACCAGATGGAGGAAGGTAACAGGAACAACATGCTATTGCGTTATGCCTTCTGTCTCGTGGATCAGAAGATGAGCTTCGACGACATCAAGGCAGAAGTGCTGGCTCTCAACAGCCAGAGCAAGAACCCACTAGCCAAAGACGAAGTACTGAACACCATCATGGTTTCAGTAGCCAAGAAACTCCAATCAAACTAGGACTGCTCTATGGCACTTAACCAGAACATCATTCTCATTAGTGGCAAGTCAGCCACCGGCAAGTCAGCTAGCCTGCGTAAACTCAAGGATCAATCCAAGGTGATCTACCTGGGTTGCGAGAGCAACAAGCAACTGCCCTTCCCCAACAAGTTCAAGCAGCTCACCGTCACGGATCCAATGCAGGTCTATCAGGCGTTTGCTCAAGCCGAACAGATGGACGTGCATACCATCGTGATCGACAGCCTGACCTACCTGATGGACATGTACGAGACCCGCTATGTCCAGACGGCTGCGGATACCCGCAGAGCTTGGGGAGACTACGCAAGCTATTTCAAGAACCTGATGCAGCAGTACGTCAGCGCCTCAACCAAGAACGTGGTGTTCCTTGCCCATACCTCGGACGTGTACAACGAGTCCGAGCTGGTCATGGAAACCATGGTCAAGGTGAAGGGCAGCCTGATGAATCAGGGCATCGAGTCCTTCTTCTGCAACGTCATCTCTACCAAGAAGATGACACTAAAGAAGCTAGAGGAGTACCAGAACGAGCATCTGGTGTTTAGCGATGACGATCTGGAGCTAGGGTACAAGTACGTGTACCAGACTCGCTTAACCAAGGAGACCGTCAACGAGAGGATTCGTGGTCCCCTTGGCATGTGGGAAAAGTGGGAGACATTCATCGACAACGATCTGCAGATCGTGTTGGATCGACTCCACAAATATTACCAGTAGTTCAACCTTCCAATTACCAAAAGGAACCAAACCATGTTTGACATGAACGCTCTCAAGCCGTCCGCCAGTGTCGAGATTTCCGACTTCGACGAGGATCGGGTCTCTTCTCCCCGCAGCTTCGTGCAGGAGTCCGGGGTCTACCCCATGACCATCGAGATGGCTCATCTCGGTATCACCAACAATGGGGCTACCTTCCTCAAGGTCCACTTCAAGGAGACCGACCTCGGTGGCATCAACCACTACGAGACCTTCTACCTGACCAACAAGGAAGGGCGTAACACCTACCGGGACAAGGACGGCAAGGATCGGTACATCCCCGGCTTTGCCCAGGCCAATACCCTGTCCCTGCTCTGCACCGGGAAGTACCTGTATGACCTGGACTTCCAGAAGAAGACCATCAAGCAGTACGACTACGCAGCCAAGGAAGAGCGTAACGTGCAGGTTGATGTGGCCATGGATCTGCTCAAGAAGAACGTGCACCTCGGACTGCTCAAGGTTATCGAGAACAAGCGCGTCAAGGATGCCAATGGCAACTGGGTCTCGGGCAACGACAAGCGGGAACTGAACACCATCGGCAAGATCTTTGCCGAGGATGGGCGTACCCTGAACGAGATTCAGGCCAAGCACCCGACGGGTGACTACCTGAAGGGGTGGTCCGACAAGCACACGGGGACGGTGGTGGACAAGTACAAGCCGGTGCGCACCGCACCTGCTGCGCCTGCTCCCATGCCCCCGCCCTCCACGGAGTCCTTGTTCGACTGACAACCAGCCAATGCGGGAAAGGGATTTCCCGCCTTGGTTCTCAAACTAAAGAGGAAACCAATGAACATCATTCTCCAATACGAAGAAATCAAACTGGCTCTTACCGAGTATGTGAAGAACCAAGGCTTCCCCACCAAGAACCGCAAGGTGACGGTGGACATTGCATCGGATGGCAGGAAGTCCCACTCCTATCATGCTCATATTGTCATTGAGCATCCTGAACTGGGTACCGTTACCCATCTGACCGAACCACTCGACCCCATGCTTGACGATGACCTGGCTGTGGACTTCGACAGTTCCGACAAGCCGCTCATCTAGCAGGACACGCCATGAAAAACATGCTCATGGCTTTGATATTCATCCTATTGGCCATGTCTGCCTGGATCACCGTACCCATTCTTGGATACATCCTTGGCTTCGGTCTTGGCCTGCTGGTCCTCTCCACTATGATTGAGATGTGGAACGAGGAGTAGCAAAACTCCAGGGGCTCGCAAGGCCCCTGCCTCTTTTACGTCGGCATCTGCCGCACCACCAGTTGGCTGCATCTCGTTGGGTCTCCACCTCCCTGGATCCGACTGAGTTTGCGCTGCTGGGCAGATGCCGACACCCATTTACCAAACGAGTGAACCGACATGCCTGACATAACCGTACAGCTAGTCATGTCCCTGGATGTGTCCACTGAGACCTTCACGTTGGAGAGGCTCGTCATATCCAAGGAAGAAGAAGTGATCTTCTACAAGAAGATCCAGGACGATGAACCAGTAAATCCCTTTGACTTCGTAGCACCTGCTCTCAAGTTCAGCCACATGCTGGCAGATCATCTGCAAGCCATTGAGCAGGTTCCCTACACCGTGCACTTGACTGCCCTAACTCAAGTGATCCAGGAGGATGGAGGTCGAGTAGACCTGGACGAGAACCAAATAGAGTTCCTGCACGAAAGGACCATGGAGTTCTGTGAAGCTCTCGTAAAAAGCATTTCAAACAAATTCACCGAAGAACCAACCCTTATGACAATGGAAGGCTCTTCAACCATTCACTGAACCAAAAGAGATTAGCCATGAAAGATCTTTCTTATGCGTTGGATCTGTTGCGTACTGCTTCCGGGTATCTGCATACATCGCTCAGGAAGCTACCCATGTCCTTCAGTATGGAAGGACAGGACATTCTGGTAATGCTGAACTCCGTGGAGTTCAAACTGGAGGAAATGGAACGCAGAGCCAAGGAGGAAAATATTGCATGAAGATACTTGGCATAGATCCAGGACTGACAGGAGGTCTGGCCTTGTTGGATCTGGATAAGCTCACAGTCATTCCTATGCCTGTGCTCAAGCTCAAGGACAAGCAGACATTGGATCTGGGGGTGCTGGTGCAGAAGCTACAGGAGATGCAGCCAGACCATGTTTGCATCGAACAGCAGCAATCCATGCCCAAGCAAGGGCTCTCTTCCACCTTCCGTACCGGCTATCACTACGGCGTGCTGATTGGCGTGCTGGCTGCGCTCAAGGTGCCCTACGAGACAATCTCGCCGCGCCAGTGGAAGAAGGCCATGCAAGTGCCAGCGGACAAGTCGGCAGCACGGCACCGGGCGACTCAGTTACTTCCGCAGTATGCGGCCGCGTGGAGCAAGGCCAAGGATGACGGCTTGGCAGAGGCGGCGCTGATTGCGCTGTATGGCAGCACACGTTCGCCGTAAAAAGGGGAAGAAGATGAGAATCACAACCGACAGCGTGTTGGTCCAGCAGTTGATGGATAGCCGGACCCCCAAGACCGAACGTGAACATGCGGCAGTACGAGAAATCGAGAAGCTGCGTGAAGAGCTTTCCATTTGGCGGCATGTCTACCCCGACATTGCCCCCGAAAAGGTCCAACCAGACCGCACTCTATTGCTGGCTGAGATTGAGTTGCTAAAAGCAGAACTTGCAAATTGCAGAAAAAAGCTGGAGGTCTCCACTTGTTCATGTGGGGATTGACGCTTACACAAGAAGAACAGGACCGCATTAAAGCTGCTGCCCATGAAAGGTTTCTGTCCAAGCGCATGAGCGTTGCTCACTGGCTCAACGATGGAGTAACTCCTGGCCAGTGGGTGGAGGCAGACGAGGTTGAATTTAGAAAGATGGCGGCAAAGGCTTTTTCGCCTTCTAACTTTTTGGAGAACAACAATGATCAACTACGATGAAATCGTGAAAAACGTTGTTGCAAATACTGTAAAGCTGGAAATCAAGTACATCAAAAAAATAGCAGAAGCAGTTCTTGGAATGGAGATTGACGATTGGGGCAATGTAAAGCTGGTCAAGCAAGAGCTTATCGCCGAGCTTACAAGAGATCCAGATGTTCAAGCTGCTATCGAAGACTGCCGTAAACGCATCGTCGAAGAAATCAAAAAGCCACTCACGCAGAACAACATCAGAGAAATGACTTCTAACATCAGAAGAAGGCTTATGGATGAGCTTGAAGAGAATATCTACCACGAAATTTATTACGCGATATATGACAAGATGTCTTTGTCTATCAAAGAAAAGCTCAGTACTGATGCCGAGTTGGCTCCTTACTACGTAGCCGGAAAGGTCGGCAAGCTATAGGAGACACATTTCTTGAGAATCACGATTGAACCAACCAACAAAACAACTCCGCAATACTACCCACGCACCATCATCGAAGTGGCAACCGATGAACTGAATTTGGAAGAGATGCTTAACTATCTGGTCAAGCCAGCACTGTTGGCTATTGGCTACTCACCCGAACTGGTAGCTTCGCTAGGGGATGCCTACGAAGGAACCAGTCCCTAAACACACTACAACCAACCAGGAGAACCAATGGATTACATGAAAATAAGAAAGAACCTGAAGCCCATATCGAAGAAGGAGCAGAAGGTCGTTGATAAGGCAGTCGGTCTTCTGAAGGAACGCTATGCAAATGGCGAGCGGTTCCTTAGTTCTGACAACTCAATGGCTTTTATTCAGCTATCGATGGCTCAGTTCGACAGAGAAGTTTTCTCTTGCCTTTACCTGGATAACCAGCACAGGTTGATTGCTCAGGAGTACCTGTTCGTCGGTGCAGTGGATGGCATTCAGGTTTCCACACGGGAAGTCCTGCGAGCTGCACTGCTGCACAATGCCTCGGCTGTGATCCTGGCGCACAACCATCCAGGCGGTACTGCCGAACCAAGCACGGAAGATCTAGCCATTACCAAGCAGCTTGAGAAGGCTCTGGGCATGGTAGGCATTCGCTTGCTGGATCACATTGTCGTAGGCACGCAGGAAACCACCAGCATTGCTGACCTGAACGCATCCCTGTTCATACACTCAGACGAGGAAGATACCCATGAATCTTAACCTTTGGATCGTTGCTGTCCTGGCTTTCGGTGGAGCCTGGATCGTGGAGTTCCTGGCTTCCCTCATTTCCTGACGGAATCCAACCATGATTACCATCGAAGTGTTTACTGACGAATCTCCCCTATCCAACCAGGAAAGACTAGCCATCTACCAACAGAAGAAGCAGCACTGGAAGACTGAGCAGTGGTGGCTGCTCACCCACCCTGAAGACGATGGAATCATTGTTGATCCGACACTTCCCGATTACGGACCCTGGGAAGACCTACCTGACTATCTGAAGAAGCAAGCGGAGTAGAACCATGGAAAGCAGAACTATCGTTGACCTAGAACTGCCACTGGAAGTTGCCTACAACTACTTCTCTGCGGAGAAAGCAGAGACAGGTCCGGAAGCCAAGTACCCCGGAGCCCCTGAGATCATCGAGATCACCAAGGTATTCCTGTTTGGATCTGACATCACCAAGAACCTGTCCGACAGAATGATGGAACGGGTGCATCGGGAACTTGAGTTCCAGATCGAAATGGGCAGGGAGTTTGAAGAGAGCCTGACTGACTGACATGAAATCCTACGAACCCGCAGAAGACCTGGTAATTGAAACCAAGTTCGACAATCCAGCTATCACCTGGTCTGAACTGAAAGCAGCTCTTGCCAGCATTGGCTCCAACCGTACCGAGAAAGGTATCGAATCCAGATACCACAACCTCAAGCAGAAGAGATCCATGAACGGCAAGGATACCTGGCTGAATTGTCCTTTCCTCACCGGTAAGAAACGTTCGACCAGTTGAACCAACAACAACCCATTCAAGAAAGCCAACAAGGATTTCCTTGTTGGCTTTTTCTTTTTCTACAGGAGAACCATATGAAGATCACATATAGCAGCCATAACCTGCATAACGTGCAGAACATCACCATACTCAAGCCAGTGCAGTTTCCCAACGGAGAGTGGATGCGGGAGATCAATGTCAGCTGTGGAACGCTGAAGCACTCCTTCGTCCTGTACGCAAAGCACAAGATCGATCTGGGTGTGCTGGAGGAAGTGGATCTGGAGGAAGAAGAAGAGCAGGGAAAGCTGCACCTGTAACCCGACAGGAGAACTCAATGAACTCTTACAAACCAAGAAACTTCACACCCAAGCTGCTGGAGAATATCCGTGCTCTCTCTGGGTTGCACACCGACAAGTTGACTGCAGAGCTGATGAAGACCGTTGAGTTCTCTCTCAACAACTCTGTCTGCTGGTGCATCAACCCTGACGCCTTCGATCTTCTCTGGCACACCCAACTGACCCCGGATGCTCTTGAGAACATCTGGCTTCCTTATGATTCCATGGTGATTGAGTACGTCTTCGACTACAGCAAAACCAACATGAAGGTGCAGCCTGACGGTGACCCGGCCTACAACCGGGTCATCCTGCTGTTCAATGACCGGGTGGAAGGGGTGGACCAGATCACTGTGGTTCCCTTCTGGGAGATCATGGACACCACCCTGTCCCGTCTTGCTGAAGGCTTGCACACGCCCTCTCTGCCCAACAACTGGACCATCTCAGCCTACATGGCAGGGATCACACGGGACTCCATGAACCACATCGACAAGTGGTCTCACGACAAAAAGTACCTGTTCGGCAAGGAAGTCCACTCTCCTGAGCTAATACCTACTTTCCCCTACGAGGAACTCCTGGAAGAAGGCTGGATGGTCCACGCAGCCAATGCAGTGGGGGATGAGATCAAGCTGGCTCTGTCCCTGCTTGCCGTCCTGAATACCGAGCGTGTGCCACTAAGCCGTGTCCCTGCACCGGACAAGCTCAACAAGAAGCGCAGAGCCAACAACAAACCTCCTATTCCCGAGTACCGCACACTGAACATCAGCCACCCTACCGAACTGCTCAAGCGTATCCAGGGAACCAAGGACTCTCATGGAACTGTCAGACCTCATTGGCGGAGAGGGCATATCAGAAACCAACCCTATCCAGCCAAGCATGAACAGAAAAAGATCTGGATACGTCCTACGGTAGTAGGTGTGGGGGAAGCTAACCCTACCGACATCAAGATCATTTGAACAAGGAGAAAGTGCATGAAACCAATAGACGTCATTATCAATAGCGTTGTTAACAAGGTTTCTACCTTGGAACAGAAGTATGTCGAGAAGATTGTTTGGGAAGTTCTCGGCATAGAGATTGATCCTTGGGGGAATATTAAATTTGTAAACCCAAGCTTTGCAGAGAAAATCTCCGCTTTACCCAACGTAGTAGAAGCAGTGACCAAACTGGAAAATCGTATTGCCAAAAGTGTTTGCAAACAGCTACCACAAACAACCATCAATAACCTAGCGAACAATGTCAAAGACATGTTGCTGGAACATATTGAAGAGAAGGTTTACCGAGAAGTTCTTCTCGAAATAGAAGAGAAAATCTCTACAGATGTAAAAGCAAAACTCACCACCAACTCTAAACTGGCTCCTTATTTCAAGGAGCAGTAAACAACGGAGAACCAACAAACATGAATACCATCACTTCCATGCAGGAAATGCTGGCCAACATCGCAAATGCTCACTCATTCGGGGGTGGGTACATGTACTCCGGTCATAGCTGGTACCTGAATAACCGGGAGCTGCCTGTACGCCTTCACCGAGCTAACGAGCCAGACAAACGCTCTGACGAGGAAATGGCGCTTCTCGTAGAACCAAGACTTGGAACCGCTGAAGTGGGTGCAACCCTCGTCGAGCAGTACATCGGTGCCAGTGGAGATCACACTCGCTGGTTCGTGCTTGTGCCTGAAGGATGGCAGCTCGAAAGGGAAGAGTGGTTCGACCGCCAAGACCGAGACCACAACTGGTCTTGGGTCAGGGGGGGGAGAATGAGTTACGACCTTTTCCTTTTGGATCCAGTAACCAAGGAAATTCTCCTCACCGACACACCGCATCAGATGCGTGGTGGTACCTATGCCCTGGGTGGCACCACGCAGATGCGGCTAAACGTCACCTACAACTACGGAGAGATACTGAGAACGGTGCTTGGCACGGATGGCATTCGTTGGCTCTACGGTAAGACAGGATTGGAGTGCATCCCGGCCCTCACCGAAGCCATCAGCAAGCTCGGAGATGATGTCGATCCTAACTACTGGACACCCACCGAGGGCAATGTGAAGCAAGCCCTCATTCAACTGCTCACGCTATCCAAGATGAGGCCGGATGGTGTGTGGGACGGAGACTGAGAAATGAAGTGGCAACTGGAAGAACGGACCGTAGACAGGATCTACCTTGCAGCTTACGTATGTGCGTTCATCGCAATAATCCTGAAGCTTGCAGCCGTCTTTATCACCTTGTTTTGGACTTAAAGGAAAACCTACATGCAACTGGAAACTCAGGAACTTCTCAAGACTTTCAAGCTCGGTTATCACTACCGGGATGAAGAAGTGAAGTTCTACAAGCAACGAATCGAGGAACTGATCGAAGCCCTTACCAGCCTACGCTGTGCTGGTGGATGGGTGAGGGATGTGATTGATACGGAACTCCTCAAGGAGCAGGACTACTACTTTCCAGCAGATTTCCCCGAGGAACTCCACGAACCCCTTTCTTGAACCAGGAGAGAACCAACAATGGGAATTGCCAAGAGACTACCCGAAGTAAACTTCAGCGTGCGGATGACGGGAGTCCTGTACGAACGCTTGGACAAGGCAGCCAAGAAGGCTGGAATATCCAAGGCGGGATATGTCCGGAGGCTTCTCTATGCTGCCCTGGATAACGGCACCAGGACAGCAGGGAAGCGCGTACCAAGGAAGTGAGCAACACCCCGGGGGGATGGAACCAGCTTGGCTGGCTCTATCCCCCCTTTTTTTATACCCGCGTTCTACGCGGCTTCTGAGACGCTAGGAGCCGTTCTAGCCCCTACCCGCTACCCCAGTACCACCCTGCCCCTCCCAGCGCCTCCTAGGGGCTGAGAGCCCACAGGGCGTAGGGGCTACTTACCTATCGTGAGAGGGTTCAGGACATTGGCCCATTGGTAGGCAGGGAACTGGAATATGTCCGGAACCACCCCGAAGAAGGGTACGTTGAGCCTCTCCCCGGTCAGGCCACTGAAGGACATGAAGTTATCCCCAATGTCCGGAATACCCAGGTTGGTTAGGGACTGGAACAGCGCCATGCCAATGGTGGCTGTGGGCCTGTCGTGCAGGAGCTTGGCGTAGATACGCTGAGTCCTGAGCAGGAACTTGGAAAACATGAACAACCCATAGTCATTGGCAGCCTGCAGGTAGGGATGCTGTGGCTCGTCGTAGTAGACGAAGGAATCCAACACATGGTTGAGGGCAGCTTCCCTGGGTTGCTTCTCCACCTCGGTCATGTGCTTGAACAGGATGAACCGACCCAGGAAGTCGCTGTAGATGTTGATGCCCATGACCCCGTTGAAGAGCTTGGTACCTGGGCGCATGAGCACTTCCTTGAAGGCGTTCTGACCTCCCGGGGGGATGAAGGACAGGGCTTCCTTGGACAGCATGGCAATGGGCTTCTTCTTCAGGGCTACGTCCCTTGGTTCCACCTCGGCCACGATGCTGGTCAGAACACCCTTCTCGATCAGAACATTGACTGGATTGGCTCGCTGTTGCCGCAGCAGGAACTGTATGCGGGCTTCCTCATCTTTCGTGATGGTTCTGGACATGGCCTTGGCATTCAGGTGAGCAAGCTCCTTCTCGACCCTGATGTGCTGGCGCATGGCCGAGATGCCGACCTTTAGGTTCTGCATGATGTAGGAAGGTGGTACGCCATTGGCCAGCAGCAGAGCAATGTTAGAGATGACATTGCCTATTACGACATTCGGTAGCAGCAGGATGGTGCTTTTGGCCATGGTGGCTACTTCCTGGATCACCAGGTCCGCCATGTAGATGACTGGGTAGGCATTACGGGGAATCTGGAAGGAGAACTTGCTCTTCCTGTTTTCCACATGCTTGATAACTGAACCAGTCAGGGTCCACTGCCGCTGACCCATGATGTAGCGGAACATCTCCTTGCGAACCCAGATCTCCTGAGCACCGAAGACCTTCTCGGCCTGTCTCTTGGCATCCTCGGGGAGCATGGCCCACATCTCCCGCATGGCTGCTTGTGGAGCGTCAGGCGCTACACGGACAAAGACTCTCTGCTGCTTCCTGGGCTTGGCCAGGTTACGGGTGTAATCCTGGAACAGAACCTTGGTGGTTTCAGCATTGACCAGCTTGGTGTTGATGCGGTCCTGCACGGAAGCCAGCATCATGCCAATGTTGGTATTGGCCAGGTCTTCCCGCTTCAGCAGGGTGTCCTTGGTTTTCAGGGACATCATGTACCGCATGTCCACGATGCGTCCGTCCTTGGAGTAGACGGGAACCATCAGGGCTTCCGTGAAGGACGTAGGGTTGAAGAGCACCTGGTTCTGCATCAGAACCTTGCTTTCGATGTTGTTCAGGTATTCCTGCACGTTCTCCCTGGCTTCGATGTGAGGGTTGCTTCCTGGCTCATAATCGCCACGGGCAATGTCGAGGAAGCTCGTACCCTTGTGCTGTTCCGAGGTCAAGGAGTAGATGCCCTTGAGCCAGGAACCCATGTTGTACGGAGCCGTGTAGAGCATACGGCTCTTCGTGTTACTGGGGTCGTTGGGGTCTCGGGGAACCAACGCAGCAGGGAAGTAACCCAGTTCAGCCAGCTTCTTGCGGGTAGCTTCGTCGTTGTTGTCCACCACTACGGACATGTGCTGATCGAAGTTCTCCCGAGTCCAGCCCTTCATCATGTGGGATGGATTGTTATTGAAGCTTCTTTCCAGAGAATCTTCCACGAATCCACGGTGAAGCTGCAGCAATGCCACCATGCCATTCTCGTTAGGTCCCCTCTCCAGCTCCTCCATGAAGATCTTGTGGACCCTTTTCTTCTTGACTGGATCCGCCAGTTGGATGGCATAAAGGGTGGCTAGCTCGTCAATGACACCCACCAGATCCTTCAGGGCTTCTTCGTCCTGCCTTTCATCCACGGGCAAGTGCTGCAGCTTGGCAATGTTGTGCGCGTTCATCTGCGGCAGCACATTGCCGTCCACGAACACGCCCCTGGACAGGTAGCTACCCAGTCCCATTGCCTGGTTCACTACGCTGATCCAGGCAGAAGGGGCATTCTCCTTGATTATGTCCAGACGGGAGTTGATCTCGGAACTCACCAGAATGTCGTTGTCCAGCAGGTCTGCCAGCTTCTCGACAGGTGCCTTGTCCAGCATGGACTGCATGTCCAGCCGCAGGACTATATCGTTGGTGGCTTTCCACTCGTCGTCATTGAGTTCCCGACCAAAGGACTTCTCGACGAACTCGGCATATTTGTCAGCCGTCTTCTTGCGGGCTACGTCAATGAGCTGGTGCGACCACCTAAACAGCTTACGGTAGGTGGAGACGGCATGTTGGGACATGCCGGTGATCTCCTTACCTACGGAATAGATGAATCCATCCTCGCCAACGAACTCTCGCACGCTCTTGCGGAGAATGTCGTTGTGCTGCTTGCGTACCTTGTTGGAACGCAGCCTGACTACAATGTTGCCAAGGTTCTTTGGCAGGGACAGAAGGTGAGACTCTTCGCTTCTCTTGGCTTTGATCTCTTCCGGAGTCAGTCCTTCCAGTTCCTTCTCTCTTTTCTTGGCTTCATCCGAATAGTATTTATCAGCTTTCTTGAACATGTTGTCCACGAAAGCCTTGAACTTCACATCTCCTTGAGCAATGGCTTTAGCTGCTCTCTTCTCCACCTGCCTGAACAAAGTTACCCGCTGGGCTTCGTTCACCGTAGCCAGGTCTTGGAACAGCTTGAGCAGAGACTCTCCTGCGTTCTTGCCCTTTAGCCGGACACGGCTATCCACCATCAGATCCACAGCACGGGAAAGGATGTTGCCCAGCAGCTTGATTGGATTGTTGGACCAGATCTTTTTCTTTTCCGGTATAGGCGTGTTCAGCAGGGCAGTCTTCAGTGCTTTGTTAGTCAAGCCAATGGCAGCAAACTCGTGAAGGTTCATGCCTTTTGGATTGTTGAAGATGTAGTCCCAGCGAGCCTGAGCTTTGTCCATGTCGGACTGGGTACGCTGACCGTCAGGACTGGGATTGAGCAGATCAACGGGTTGGACATTCTCCCGGGCTACGTTGTAGAGCTTCTCCACTTCCGTCCTGGCCCAGTGGTCGTTCTCCAGCACGAAATAGAACAGGGCATGGACATACTCGTGGACCGCAGTCTCCTGCAGGGACATTTCTACGGGAGAGGACGCATGGTTGCCTGCAACCTCCAGCAATACTGAATTGTCCTTGGAGTGGAAGGCACCCAGGTTCAGCGTACCGGCAAGGTTGAACTGGACTGTCTGGGAGAATCCATCCGTATGCGCCAAGGCAGGGACGATGATGGTCTCCATGATCGAACGCAGATCCTCTGCGTGCTCTTCGTCTATCGCCACATTTTCGTGCTTAATCAGCTCCTCGAAAATGTTCATAGCATTGGCTGCAGTAACCCGATTTGAGTTCTTGGCCAGGAACTCTTGCAGCTTTGGCATGGTTCCCGAAGAACCAAGGGTTTCACCAGAACCAGAAGTTTCCGAGCTTGTTTCAGGTGCAGCCTTTGATGTTGTTTGGGTTGCAGCATTTGGATTGGCAGTGAAGGCGCTGCCATTCAAGCCAGTAGAAAAGTGAGCAACTTGTCCAATCTCGTTGAACAAATACATCCTGTTAGCCATCACTTCTAACTGCAATCTGGTGTATCTAAAAGTATCTATTTCTTCCAACAGATCGATGAGTGCATTTGAGAAATCTTTTTCAGGGACATCTTCCAATTTCTCTAAAGCCTGACGAGCAAACTCATCACCTACTTCTTCCGTGAGAAATCCAGCAACCATGGCTATACGGGCTACCCTGTTACCCGCAGGAAACAGAGTGGTATTGTCCAGGCTTAGGTACACTCTGAGCTGATCCAGCCTTTTGATGTAACTGTCAATCACAGAGTCAATGAGGCTGTAGCTGCTATTTACCTTGTAGAGCAATTCGTTGAGCTTCTTGGCTATGCCTTCTACATGGTCAGTTCCATGTAGGAAAGCATCGTAGATTTGCAGCAGTTCCAGTTGAGCAAGGATGGCAGTCATGATGCTGCCGTCTATCGAGTGCACACCTTTACCCGTACCGCCTACGCCAACACCGCCCTTGTCTCCAGCTCCACCTACTGGTTTCACCCTCACTACTTGTACTTTACCCTCCACCCTTTGCATAACGTGGCCTACTTCAGAAGGGTTAAGCACCATTCTGTTGTTAGGAACGCTTACTGAAGCTCTGCCGTTAGGCAAGGGCTCACGCAGAGTTACTCGGGTAGTTCGCTGATCTGGCCGGTTAGCCATACCACTCAATAGCAGCTCTTGCATTGGACTATTGGTGGGAGTAGTCGGCGTGGGGAATGAAGACAGCAGGCTTTTGCCAAACAGGAAGTCAAAGATTTCCTGTTCTTCTTTGCGAGTAGGCATTACTCCATTTTCATTTTTGAATTGCTCGACAGCTGCATCAAAGAACTTCTCACCAATTTTGTGCATTCTGTTGGTGAGTTCGGTAATGACGCTCTTGAGTTCCAGAAGTCCACCAAACTTCTTAACAATAGCTACTCGCATTCCCAAGCCAATGGTTCTTTCCAGGGATCGCCGCATAACGCTATCCATCGACAGATTCCTATCGACAGTTACGATGTCTTCAGCGAACCAATTACGTGCAAACTCAACCAGGGGAGTGTTGGAAACTCCTTCTTCAACTTTGGTTTTAAGAATCTTTTCTGCAGTCAAGTTTTCAAAGATTGCTTTTATTTTGTCCCGGTCAAACCCAGGCTGTGGAACATACTTGCGAGCAAGTGGTTCACCAGAAATATTTTTAATAACCCCAGTTGCAATAAGAGCGTTGTAGATACGCTCTGAACTGGGATTAACATCCCAACCAGCTCGGTAGTAACTCTTGATATGGTTGATGACATTCTCAGCAGCATTGTCATCACCTCTTTCTGCTAGAGCCATCAGCTTCTCGTACCACATGGTCAAAGCTTTATCGCCCAAATTGCGAGCCAGGGCAGCCAAGCCAGCACCATAGATAGCTTGCATCAGAGGGTCTTTGAACAACTCACGGATAGCTTTCAATACTCGTTGAGTTGTTGGATCCAGGATGGCAGGAATCATCCCATCCATTTTGTGAAAGTGGTTAAAGTGATAAATCATTTCACTAATCATTCTGGCTTTCTTTCTGTCAGATACGTCATCTCCGACAAAGTTATTAAGCTTCGCAGCAACAGCAACTAGAGTTTTCTGATCCGCTTCATCTCTATCCTTTTCAGGCTTATCCAGAATCTTGGAAACTGTGCTGATGGAATCTGCAAGATCCTGGGTTACTTCCGTTGAATCTACAGCCAGTGCCTCATAGTTGTCCGTGTTGCCGGTATCTCGGAAATATTCACCTACGCTGCTATACCACTGGTCCTTGTAGAAGATGCCAGTGCCGTTGAGGATCTTCTTGATGTATGCCGCAGTATCTTCTGGGGAAACCCCAGAACTAACCATAGGCATTTGCATGACGCTCAACGCCACCGCATTGGTCAGAGCGTCAGCTTCCGTAGGCAGAATGAACTCAAAGTTGGCAGGCAGGCTATTGTCTGCTGCATAGGCAGCTTTGGCTTGCTGGTAATTGGCCCAGGTCTTCAAGCCAATAAGGCTATGCATCTTCTCCCCAAGCACCTTGGTTACTTTGGCTCGGTCCTCGTCAGTCCAAGGAGCCTTATTGTTCTCATCGAACAAGTGCAGCAGGCTGGCGTACTTGGGCGAGTACAGCTGTTCCAGGATGTGCTTGGCAAAGTTTGCATCCACCACATTCTTGTCAGCACCGCTCTGCACTGCACTCGGTTGATCCGGGAACAGGGGGGCTTTCAAGCCAAGAGCTGTGCTAATGGAAAATATGAACGGCAGGAACTCTGGTTTGGTTTCCAGGTCTGGATCAGTCAGATCCAAGCTGGAAGTCCAGGCAGTAGTTCCAACAAAGAACCGAATGATCTTGCTGGCTGCCGGGCTAAAGATTCCATCAATCATGTTTCGATTGTTACGCGCCATCATCTGACGCATGTACACCGTAGGAGATCCCGCAGTTATGTACGCGAACAGGGTCTTCAGATCGGTCAACAAAGTCAGATTGCGACCTTCCTGGGAGAGTTCGTCAGAAAGGTGAACCGACCTTGGATCTTTCCAGCCAAACATCACAGCTATCTGCTGCATGTCTCCCATGCGCTTCAGCAGATCAACCATTCCATCAATGGCTCTGTAGGGAACAGTCTGCGCTTTTTGCTGCCCTTTGATCTGATCTGGAGTCAACTCCTGGGAAGTACCAGAGATCTTTGGATCTACCCTTTTAATGGGCTTGGTGTTGAACAGGTCCGCTTTGTTTTCAACACCAAATATCAATTCCAAAGTGGTACCGAGAACAGTGAAAGTATCGATGATCTTTTCAATGTTCTTGTGCGGACTCCAGTAGGAGTCCGTGTCTTCAGCAGTGATGTTGAACTTCTTGTTCCCTGCAGGGTACAAACGAATAAAACTGATTTCAGTATCAGTAACGGTTTCACCGTTCTTGTCCTGATATTGAGGATTTGCTGAGTTGTAGAGAAAAGGAATATCCGTGTACTCGTCGGAAGTAGGATCTTCCCTTCTGGCAGAAAACCATCTTTGACTGATTCTTTTTGGAACCAGCTCACCATTAACCACCATGGTTGGTTCTGCAAATATGCGCAGCTTCCAGGCAGTGCCCAGCGTAAGAAGAGCCAACGAGTTAACCAGATCTTGCTTGAAGTAACCGGACACTCCACCAAATTCATCCAGATTCAACGCTTGCTCGATGGAAGCACTCAGTTCTTTTATGACGGTGCTTCTGAGCATCCCCATGTCTTGCAGAACTCGCGTTTCTTCCTCGGTAACGAACGATCTACCCATCAAGCTTTCAATGCTCTCTGAGTCGTTGTACATCAGCTTTCTGCCGTGCATACCCAGGAACTTGAACAGAGCCAAGGCCATTGCACCAATAACATTGGGCGGTAGCCGACCTGACTCTGCATCTCGCAGGTAGTGGTAAGGAGCTGTGTTGAGCTGCTGCTGAAGGTTGGCGTAGCTCTTACCTTCCCTTACGTGGATGGGACTGGTAGCTTCCGTTGGATCTCCATCCTGTGCAGGACGAATCTCCGGCATCACCTTGTCGTAGAGCATCCGTGAGAACTGCTCGGTGAAAACAGAGAACCGTTTCAGAGGTTCCTCGAAAGACACTTCCGTAGTCTTGAACAGATCTTCAAGAAACTGTGGAACCCGGAAAGACTGAATGAATGAGGGGAAGAAGGAGAAGAATGTATCGTTCTTAGCCCGGGGGAATACTCCAGTCTCCAGAGAACCAACCTCAATATTGTCGTTACGGATTACATCCGCAGCTATGTTGGGGTCGTTGATTATCTGGTTCTCTACCATCTGCAGGAACAGAGTCAGGTCATTGTTGGCAATGAACATCTGCTCTCTGGTATTGGAACCAACATTGGTAAAGAACGTGATGTTCACGTCCAGAGCAGTCTTCTGCAGACTGGTGAGGCTTTGCAACTGTTCTTCCGGAGTCTGGTCGGAAAGAATCTCAAAGGTTTCCAGAGTACGCTTTTCCAGGATCTCCATTGCTTCCTGGCGCTGCTTCTCCACTTCCTCCAAGTTGAGATTTTTTGCGTTCTCAGAGTTCTTTATGTCGCTGACAGCCAAAGCTCTCAGCACATCCAACACGGTACCTACAGCCCAAGCTCCACCCTCAACTTTGAGAAATCCATTACTGCGAACCAAACCAACAAACTTGGCGTAACGGACATAGTGCGGATTGGTTAGGCGGTAATAGCGGTTGTACGCATAGTTCATGCGTTCAGACAGGTCTTTCAGTTCAGCCAACTTAACAGGCTCTTTTTTCTCCAGCTTAGTAACCAGGGCTTCTAGCTCCTTCATGCGCCTGTCGGTCATGTCACCGGATGCTGCCGACCAAATCCTGATCTCAGGATGCTGCTGCCTGAAGCTCTGCAGTACGTTGAGCTTGTCCCTGAACATCTTGGAATTGTCTTTAAGCTTGCGCTTAAAGACTTTCTCAACGCTACCACCAATGGCCTTCTTCAAAGCCTCCATAATGCTTTTGACATAGCCATCAATAAACGCTCTGCGATTGGCAGCGTTTTCATCTTTCTGAGCTTTAAGAGCAGCCTTTCTGCTATTGGCTTTGAAATGCTGCAAAACCTTTTCTGAATCGGACATGTTTCTTGCTTTGTTTGTGTCCTCTGCTGCTTTTGCAGCATTTGCTTTGTTCTGCTGTTTTTGTTCCAGCAATCCTTTGTAGTACGTATAGAACTTCTTGAAGTTATCTATGTTGTGCAACAACGAAAGATCTCCAGATGCCTCTGGATCAATTCCACTCTCATACAGCATCTCTTCTAAAGCATCCGGCGAATGCTTCTGCCGAATAGCCTCGACCATTTTCTTCAAACTTTCGATGTCACAGCTAGTAGCCATTACGGTAATTCCCTTCTAACGAGTTACTGGCACTTGTTCAGGAAATCTTCCATGTCATTCAAAATATTCTCATTGGCTTCACCAACTACATTGGTTTTACCTTCTTCTTCCAAAGAGTTTGGAGCAGCTTCTTGTCCAGCTTTTGGTGCACCAAACATGTTCTGGAAAAGGGACTGTAGCTGAGCCCCTGTCATGTTGCTTGGATTAGTAGGTGTAGATGGCTCTGTTTCTGGATTAGGTGTTTGGTTAGGTGTTTGGTTAGGTGTGGGATTAGGTGTGGAATTAGGTACATTTTGCCCACTAGCTAGCCTTTTAAGAGCTGCAGCAAAATCAGCACCACTAACAACACGATCCCCTTCTCCAATATCGGGATACTCTTCTTCTTCTTCCTGCTGCTGCTGCTGCTGTGCTTGAGTTGTTGTAGCCGTAGCCGTAGCTGTCGTCGTATCTGTTGCCGTAGCTGCTTCAGCATTACTTGCAACATCAAGCTCACTCTGCGCTTCGAGGAAAGCGGCAAACCTTTCTGCTGCGTCTTTTTTGGCAAGATTAAATACGGGAATACCTTTACGGGAAGCCATGTCAATAGCTTGACCAGTGCCTCCAGTATCTATGGTTCTTTCCGCAGAAGTCTCTACACCATCAGGTGTCCAAGTCAGCACGAAATCAACCGGCGAATCTAAATTCTTACCAAAGATCTGATTGGTGCTTCTTGCCATAAGCGCCAATCCATAAGCATTGAGCTTATCAGGCTGTGGATGAAGCTCTTTGGCTATTTCTTTAGTTTGATCCGTAGCATCTTTTGCAAGGAAGATTTCCTTGTTTTCCACATTTTCGCCAAATGCAGTGTCTACTCCGACCGCACCTCCAGAACGCAATACATAACCGAGTTTTTCAAGTATCTTTGCGTACTTGGCTACTAATTCCAAAACTGCTTTCGGAGCTTGTCTAGCGCCTATGCCTGCATAGGTCATGGTTCTAACTGCAGGATTCTTACTAGGCAGCTTGTCAAAGATAGGTGTCTTGCGTGTGCCACTAGCAGCTTTGGGTTTGTTCTGCGCGACATACTCTTTCAGGCCAGCAATAAGCTCTTCAAACTTTGCTGGGTCAACCAGGGCTTCACCCAGGATCCGCATGACCCTGAAACCAAAGCTGGAATCCTTGTCTTCCTCTGCACCAATGACATTCAGAGTCTTGATGTTGTTGGTTTTCAGGAACTCCCTGATTTGGTCAGCAACCACCTTGGCATAGTCCTTATCCGACATGCCTTCAGGCTTGACCATATCCAAGAACAAATAGGGCTTGCTGTTCCTGTCTCCTTCCAAATACTGCAGAGCCTTCTTGTTAGCAAAACTCAGATTCACGCCTTCACGCTTCCACAGAATAGTGCCATCAGAATTGGCAATGTTCTGCACCAGCGTCTCAAGATCGTTACCGTAGTCCTTTGGCAGAAGACCAAACCGCCGACCCAGGATTGAGAGCTTGTCTACGATCAGATCCTTTAGAGCAATTCCTCCGGTCAGCAGATTAAACATCTCTGCGATGTACAGAGAACCAGTATCTCCACCGCTTCTACCTGCAGAAGTGACCTTCTCGACAGAGAGTTCTGGGTTCAAGGGCAGGTTGCCTGGCTTCCTGTCTTTCCCGAGATCTTCCCCTGTAGGTACACCCTCGTACCGGGCAACCATGAGCATCTTGAAGCTTTCATACAGAGCCTTGGCGTAGAAGTCCAAGTCCTGCTGCATAGTCTCCACGCTGTTCAGGTCTGCACCCTTTCCAGCTTTCTGGTACTGCAAAGCCAAAAGCAAACCAAAGAAGTTGTTGAGCATTGGGCTCATGTTAGAGACGTACTGGATCCGCAAGGGAGTAACTACGCTACCTGCGATTGGATCCATGGCAGCCAACTTGGCTGCGAGTTCTTGCCTGTCTTTTTCGGGGAGAGTGTTTCCATATAACTCACCCGTCAAAGGCACAAAGCTTCCGTCTTTAGCCTGAGAAATAAACTTCACTTCGAGCTTGTTCTTTGCACCCTCTTCCGCAGCAGGCGTGTAGTTGAAGACCCAATTAAGCTTGACTGCCTCTACCAGATCCAACTTATCCAGAGTCAAACCAAACAGCTTCTTCAGCTTGCCTATCAGCTTGCCAGCTATTCCTCGGACATTCTTTTCAGCCACTCTGTCTGAACGAAATTCTCCGAACTTCTTAAAGTTCTCCTGGACCGACTTAATGATTTCAACCTGAGTGCTGACCCACTCCTCACTGGTCTTGTCCAACTGCTCCAGCGCATCACCGTCCAGCTCACGCTTGATGACTTCATAAGCCCTCAAAGCCTGGAACAACTCAGCATTGGCTCTGGCATTTACGCTGTCTTTGGTTTTCAGCAGAGCATTTATGTTTACACCTGCTTCTGTGAGTCTCTTGACGACCTCTTCGCCAAGATTCTCTTTCAGGTTTTTAATGAACTTGTCTACGTCAGAGATCTCGGAGATCTCAATGCTCGTGCTGTCCTTATTCAAGCCAACAAGCTTGTTGGTCTTTTCCAGGGACGGCTTGACCAAGCCGACCTTGAAATCGACATTGCTCAGACTCTTCAGGAAATCCCTGACATTGGACACCACGTAGAGCAGTACGCCGGTACGCTTGGGCTGAGGATTCTTCTTTGGACCAGTACCGGCCCCGGTACCCGTGCCTGTACCTGTGCCAGTACCCGCACTCTCTGCGCCACCTGAGCCCCCTCTAGGCCCTCTACCGCCTGACCCTGTACCTACCCCTTCCCCGGCCTCTCCGCCGCCTCTCTGGCCACCGGAACGCCCAACCAGCCAGTCAGAGAAACGTGTCTGGAGCTTGCTGAAGATCTCCGTGAACTGGTTGGCAGTTTCAGCATCCAGCTTGCCGATGAAGTCAGCCAGTTGAGCCACCAGCTCTTTGACCCTGGCATGGGTCTCTGCGGTGTAGGGTCCGTTGAACAGGGCATTGAGTTCGCCCATGGGACCAGCAAACTCTGGGTTGCTGCTGGCTTCAATGGAGTTCTGCAGTGCCGCTAGGACCGCTGCAGCAGAGGAGGCTCCCGTTGCAGCAGTGGAAGTTGCTGCTGTGCCAGTAGCAGCAGTGGTGGTAGTGGTGGTGGTACCAGTACCAGTACCAGTACCAGTACCGGCATTAGTGGAGGTACCTGTAGCGCCCTCTGCACCAGCAGCCGCAGCAGCCGCAGCTTTTTCTTTTGCCTTTTCAGCCTTGTTGGCTTGGTTCCTGTAGATGACATCCCTGGAGATTCTCTGGGGAGGGTCAAACCGCAAGAAGTTTTTCTTCTCGCCAGTGACAGGATCCATGTACTCCGTATCGATTAACGGACCTAGACCCTTGCGTTCTTTGGTTCCTAGAGGAAGCTCACCAGTCCTGGCCAGGTTGTTCCTGATTTGGTACAGGCTGTCATGGATCTTCTGCATGGCAGCTTGTTCTTTGAGCAGGGTGTTCAGAAAGTTCCTGGCACCCGTAACGGTGGTGGAAGTAACCAGGTCTCTAGTACCTCCCCCCATGCTCTTGTTGTAGGCGGATCTAACCCGATTCCAGACATCCTTTTCCTGGACCGTAGCTGGATCTTCCTTAGACATTACCTCTTCAAACTGAGCCAGAACTTCCTGTAAGTCTTCAACCTTGTTTTGCTGGCTATACAGGAAGGTACTGAAGTTGTTCAGCAGACGGTCTACTTCAGTCGTGTTCTTTTTGTTGTTGGCTAGGACACGAAGAATCCTCTCTGCATGACCAATGACGGACTGCTTGCCCTGCTTCTCCTGGTAGTTGAGCTTGCCAAACTGACCAAACTTTTCATTAAAGACTTTGGAAGCTTCACCAGTAAGGTTTGAGATAAGAGCCTGAAACTCTGCGGGCAAGCCAGCAATCATCTCCCTAAATTCAGGAGAGCTGAAGCTATCCAGCACTCCTGCTTCCAGCATGGAGATGAGTTTCTTAACGGAATTGCTGCTGCTCTTGCCGCTGCCGATGGAAGCCATCAAGGATTCCATGGCTTCATCGCCTGCAAACCTTTCTCCTTCGCTTAGTGGAGGAGTGTTGTACAGCGTATCGTTAATGTCGTTGATGGTTTGTTTGAGATAGGGGAACAGGAAAGCTTTCCTAAATTCACCTAACTGAACCTTCAGGTCGTCTAAGACAGCTTTCTGTTGGCCAAGCGAGTTCGTGTCTTCTGCAGTCAGGGTTTCCTTTTTGGATAGTTCTTCAACCTGCCGCTCAAGCTTTTCCTGAGCTACTCTGCCGGACTCAAGTACGTCGAACACATCTCCGACAGTGACTTTATCCGCAGACTTGCTAGAGACAACTTCCTCCGTGTGAATGTAGGCTTTGAGCCACTCATTGGCAGAAGCCTCTGGGCTCAAGCCAACGATGCTTCCAGTCTTTGGATCGAACTGAGTGGTTCGAGTAGTCTTGCTGAGAGTCTCCTGCTCAGAGAGTTTCTGGCTTATGGCTTGCTGGAACTTCTCAGGAGAGAGGCTGGCTATAGGCGCATTGAAATCAATGGGGGATGTATCGGCTTCTGCTTTCTGAGCAGGAGCAGTTCCACCACCACCACCTGTACCTGAAGGACCAGTGTCATCCTCACTTACAGTTGTGTTGATGAGATTGGACCATCTGTTCTTGAGCCTTTGCCCAAGACTTTCTCTTCTGTCTGTGGCTTCACCAGATCCAGAAAAGATGCTACGGACTCCGGAAGCAAAAGCCTTAGCAGGCTGGTTAAACACCTGGGTACCTGATGCCAAACCAAAGCCAGTTACAGCACCCGTACCTGCTTGCGTACCTACACCCTGGTACCAGGGTGTGTCCTGTCCCAAATTCTCTCGGGCATTGATGTTAGAGATAGCCTTGCTACCACCGCTCTCAAGAGCTTCCTGGAAAAACTCTCCCATGCCAGGCTTGAAGAAATTCCCTGCAGCCTGAAAGACTCTTCCCTTTCCAGATAGCTTTTCCGAGCTTTTTGCTGCCTGCACAGCAATGCCTTTCTCAAGGCTACTGCCACCCAACAGTGTGTTGGCAACAATGGTTATGGGCAGCATTCCTGCAAAGGCATCGGCATAAGCCTTTTCAGCCACAATGCTTCTAGCTTCTTCCTGAGATACCGACTTAATCAGCTCTCGGTATAGAGAATTTTTCTTGGCTAGAACTTCAAAGGGCGTATCCAGAACTGCATTGGAAGCCTCATGCGCAGTGGACGCAGCTTCCATGAGCACAGCAGAACCAACAACTGGGGCGCTTACATAGCCTCGCAGGTACTTGACAACTGCCTTGTCGTTCAAGGGAAGCTTGGCCAGGTCATCAGGCATGTTCTTAATGCCAAGCTTCCTGGCGATAGAACCTACCTTGACTGAGAGCATCAAGCTGCTGAGAGACTCTGAGGCAGTCTCCATTACCCTGGCTGGATCTTGCAGCGAATCTACAACCGACTTGTAGAAATCTTTACTGAGGTTCAAACCAATAGCAGCATCCCTGGAGTAACCCACATCCATCAAGGTTTGGATTCTGTCCTCGGTGCTTGCTTCAGAAATCCTGTCACGTAGCGCAGCCATGGCATCCTTGTATTGCCCTATGGAACTGCGCTTGCTCTTCAAATACTTTGCTGTGTCGTCCAGGCCCTTAGTTACTTTACCCAGGCCCCAATCCCAAAGCTTCTCTACACCCTTGCCGCTATTGATAATGAATTGTTCGATATTTTCTTCTGGGGTATTCAGATACTTCCGGCTGTTTAGAAGCTCTTCTCTCAACTTGCTCTGCTTAACATCTTCAGCTATGGCCTGCGCACGATCCTTCCTGGCTTTATCCCAGGTTTCAGCAAAGCGGCTTACACCCGTACCAAAGGCTTCTGAGTAAACATCTTCTTTCCCTTCACGCAGGGATTTCTTGATACTTTGTGTACCACCAAACAAACCGGAACCATAAGCTGTACCGAAATCCTCGACATATCCTGAAAGGGCTTCCGCAGTAGTAATTGGATCTTTGACGGTACTAACTAGACCACCAACAACATCTGCCACACCTGCACCAAAATTCTTGGCTGCATCCTTGGAGTATTCCCAAATACTTCTATCACCTCTGCCTTTAAGGTCTAGTCCGGCTGCTCCGGAAAAGACATCCCGCATTCGCTTTTCAGCATTGGCATCGTCTGCATAATTGAAGTTGAATTTTGGATCATTAAACGCATCCAGCAAAGACTCCCCATTTGGAGCTGTAATGTCCGCGTAGGCAGCTCCTGTTGGGCTCAATGAAAAACCTGTATTGCCGGTAGCAGTCAACCGACCCCTGTCGCCCAACCCTCTTACAGCATCATTTACGTTGTTCTGCACATACCTGGCATACTCCGCAGCTACGGACGGAGTAACATAATCTTTATCCGGTTCAATATTCTTCGGACCAAACCAGTTGCTAGTAGTCTTACCTAAATTGTTAGCAACGTAGTTCTGTACTTTCTGCCACTCTCTAGGATTAGTCTGAGCAAGCTGTTCAAAGTACGGAAGATCACCACTAAAAATATTTACCTTGTTTGAACCTAGCTTGAAGATAGTGCCATCGACATTAAGCTCGTTCTCCTTTTGAGGTATGAACTCAATAGGCTTACCAACGAACTTGTCCTCTTCAATCTGCTTCGCAGCTTTTGGATCAAGCCTTCCTCTCTTCTCCTGACCAATGGACTCCAGGAATCTGGATTTAGTTTCAGCCAGAGAAAGGTTTGCATCTGCTGAGGCTTCAGCCCACAGATCGTAAGGACTAGCCATGCTTATCTCCAAATATCTCTACGCCCCGTCAAAATATCACGATTTCGAGAATCTTTTTCAGTTCGCGCGGTTTCTGCATTGTTAGCCCGTGTTTTTTCGTCTTTCGCAACTTGTGCTTCAAACTCACTTCTTTTTTCATCTAATTTAAGTAGAAACTTTTGCATCTCTACATATGCGTTATACGCTGCCTGCCCACTACCTGTAGGTATAGTGGAAACTAAATCTCCAGTTAGTTGAGCCATCTTCTTTGGATCGTACTCAGCGGAGTGCATCATTCTCGGAAGGATTTCAAGAATGGCCTCTCCATTGAATCTCTTTTGAGCCAACAGACCGACTGTGTTTTCTACTTCTTTGCGCAGCTTATTTACGTCACTATTTACGTCATATAGTGAGTCGTAGAAGTTATCTCCAAATACCTTCTGCAAACCTGTCTGCAGGTGTGGCGAAGTCTGACTGAACAATGCTCTTGTCACACTTTCTACAGAAGTTTCACCAGGCTTAGATCCAACAAACCAATCATCAGGATTGGGGAGTCGTACTTTCCCATTAGCGCCATATACAACATTGCCGCTTTCAAATACTTTCATAGCTTCTGATCTTCTTGCTGCGGCGTCTAATGATTTCCCGGCTTCAGCAATTGCTTGAGCACGAGCTAAAGCTTCATTTTGTTGGTTGAAATACACACTCTTACGAAGCATTTCGGGAGGTATCTTGTGCTCATCCGCATACTCTCTAAAGAAATTACCCATTTGAGTATCAGCATAAGCACCAGCTTTAGCTTTAAGTTCTGCGGGCAAATTCTCTGGCAAAGGTTGGTTAGGATGGGTTGACAACCATTCGTTCATACCTCTTTGGTAGAATCCATCTGCGATATTTTGACGTTGTGTATTAAAAGCTATGTCGGCTTGCCTGGATGCAGCGTCAGCATCTCTCTCGTCTTTCCCCAAACGCTGAATATTTTCTCGCTGTTCTTTAGTTAAATGGCCAGTTTCAGTATTGGCATAAGCTTGTGCGTTATGACTTCCAATTTGTGCCTTAGCCAAAGGTTCCACCATCTTGGCTTCTTCTTCTGCCTTATTTGCCTGAGCCGAACTCAGCTTACCCGAAGTCAAATCTTTGTAAGCACCACCCGTACTCTTCAGTACATTTTCAAAAGTACCTATTCCAGCAGCAGTAGGTATGCCGCTACCTGCTAGCATGGAGTAGAAGTTTCCCTGTTCTTTGTTGAGCTTCTCGAAATCTCCACCGTAGCTGCCCATGAACGCTGCAACCAGACGGCTAGCATCGTTTAGCTCCTGCTCTCTACGACTCTCACCGTAGGCTTTGCTCAGATTGATTAGATCGGTCGAAGCATGAGCCAGACCCGATGCAGCCGTTGCACCAAAGCCAGTCTCGAACTTGGGACCATCTACGTTCTTCCAGGAGATCGGAGAGCTTTTAGTAGTCATGGCTCATTCCTCAACCAATGCTGTACTTCTGAATGTACTGCGCTTCAGTGGGTCGGCTGGTAATCGTATGGTTCGGGTCAAAGGTCTCGTAGGCATTAGCCTTACGAGCCACCGCATTGTTGTAATCCGCTAGCTGGTTCGCGTAGTTCTTGTTCCAGGAATCCTTCTGGAACTCGAAAGCTTCCTTCTGCAGATTCAAGGACTGCATGGCATTCCAGACCTGACCCAAGCTGGCAATGGCAGAGAGCCCACGGCTAATGCCTTCCATGCCACCCAAGCTGCTCAAGAAACCAGAGTTGGCATTAGGGTCGGTTTCTAGGTTTTTCCAAGTAGTCTGGAAGTTCTCAATGGCTTTAGGGTCTGCATTGGCAGCCTGCAGTGGTGATAGCTGCTGAGTGAACATAGGCAATGCAGCATTGGGTACAGCATAGGTTTTACCTTGGAAAACCATGGGAACAGTGTTAGCAGTGCTGCTGCTGCTACCACCAAAAAGTCCACCAAAAAGACCATTTCCACTGCTACTACTGCTGGTAGTTGGAGTGGTTGTAATACCGGGAAACTGCAAGCTTGACCAGGCCATGTTCATACTCCTCTAAGATCAGCCAGCATGGCTGTTGCTGGATTGATAGTTTCTTTGGTTTTTGGAAGCTGCAAACATGCTTCCACGAACTTCTCGACAATCACGGTGCAATTCACTCCTGGATCGTGATCCAGAGTCCTGCGGTAGAACTCCTCCGGCCCATCGTTGTAGCTCAACATAGTTCTGGTTCGCACTATGTCCAGTGGCTCGATGTAGCTGGGCGCACCCGCTAGCGTGTAGTAAGCATCTTCCAGTATTTCTTCCTTTTCTGCGCTGCTCTTGGTGAAGTCGGCGAGTTCTTCTTGGAGCTTCGCAGTGACGCTCTGAGAGTAGAGGTTGAAACCAGCCTGTACTACGGAAGTCACCGTACTGAGCAACTGCATGGCGCTACCAAAGCCAGTGGCAGTCAGGTTGCTCCACATGCCGCTCATCCACTGGCTGAATCCTCCAGCGAGGTAGATGCTCACAACCAGGCTGAAGATCCAACCAACATCTCCCAGGAAGGAAGATGCCATGGAGATCATGAAGCCAATGACCATTTTGACGAAGGTACTGAGCAGAGTGTAGGCAAACGTACCTGCAGCAATGCCTAGTCCGCCAGCCAGCATATTGATGAGCTGGTACTGCTGTGCCAACACAACCAAGACTACAACGATAACTACTAGCAGGAATTTGAAGAAGGTCTTCTGGTACCACTTCACCTTAATCTTCTGAACAAGGAACAGTGTTCCTCTGAACGATTTCTGAACTACCCACTCTCTGTCTGAAGCGTTCAGTTCATACAGCAAGCCAACATGCAATGGAATGCTGGGAACTACGTCGCTTTCTTTTGGATAAACAGTGTAAATACCTTTCTTGGTATTCACAGAGTACGAAGTGCTGAAGCCATACACAGCTAGAACTTCAGCTATGTACGGAGTTACCCAGCGATAAGTGTATGAAGGAAACAGGATGACATTTGTTGCCACGTCAGAACCGTAGGCATATTCCTCCTTGTCTATGGTTCCGAAGTTCAGTTTGTTTGGGTCCAGCACATAAGGCTGAGAGACCTCGACAAAACCATGCAGGATGTCCTCACAGCTAATGGTCTCAGAGAAACCGTTGCTACCACCAATTTCAATCTTGATTCCGTAATTGGATCCAATGCTCCACACATTGATGCCTGGATGGTAGATATTGCCGAAGGTTCCTCTACGCAGAGCATCAAAGAACAGAAACGTGTACTCGGTCTTGTCTTTGTTGTTGTTGACCAAAACAGGCGTATTGCCCCCAAATACCTGACTAAACCCTGGTTCAAGGGCGAAGTGCAGAAAGATGTCCGTCTTTTCTGCTTTCTCCGTATCCAGTTCTACAAACTTCTCGTAGAACTCTTCTATGTCAATATTGATCTTGTCTCCCAGCTTTTCCGTAGCCTTGCTGACTTCAGTGGAAATGTCTGTGTACGGAACCTTGTCCCGCATCAGAATGATTACCGGAACAAAACTGTCTTCCAGTTCATCTCCTGGGTATTCAACAAGAGTTGGATAGGTTCCATCCTTGGCTCTGTAGACCCAAAGCCAAAGAGTAGAACCTGTGGGAACTCGGGTAAGCCAGACGTAATAATACTGGTCCAGGTTATTCGGTTTAGGCAGGGTAGCTACCTTGATCTTGAATGCCGGACCCTGGTAGTTACCGTCCGCATCCAGATCATCCGCTACGCTGTGCAACCAGATTTCATAATTTAATCCAGCTCTGTCAGTGATTACGACAGGAGCACCTGACATCTCTACCTGGCTACCGTGGAAACCAGAAGGATCTGCTACATGGTAGGTCTTGGTTCCTATCCGCCAAGGTACGTTGTTGGCGTCTACCCAGTTCTGCTGCAGCCAATACTGGGCATTCACCAGCAACATAGGCCGAGCCAGCATGGCCTTGAGGATGGTTATGTCTTCTGGTTCAGGAAAGACCTGATCGTTCAGGACTGTCCGAAGCTCGGCTTCAGAGAAGTCGTAGAAGAAGTTGGCTGTCTTGGGTGGAGGGAATGGGTACTTCTTGATTCCGTAGCGGATGAACCTACGGATTCGATGGCTCCAACCCAAGAGATTAGAACCAACAATAGCTCCCGCTATGCTGTCTCCAGAGCGGCAAGCATTGAGCACCATGCGCTTCCGTGTGTTCTCGAAGTTCTTTTCTTCGAGCAAAGCATCCGAAGCAACATAGGCTTTATATTCAGTCGAGTTGCTGAATATTCCCATTGGATCATGCGTTAAACACGCCCCAAAGCATTCTGTGAACGATGGACGCAATCTCGTCTGCTTGCAGTCCATCCGGTACCGGGTAGTCCTCGTCTACCGACTTGGACACTGACCAGGTATCCACAATGATCTTGGCAGCCTGCTGCTCTGCGTTACGGATAAAGCCTCTGCGCTGCTGTTCGAGTAGCTCCACCTGCTTACGGTTGATGTCCGGCTGAACCAGCTCAGACATGTACTTGGCACGAACCAGGTTGGCTTCTGCTGCCGTCTTCTCGATGGTGTAGGGCAGAGTCTCAAGAATCTGCCGGGTCTGTGCATTGGTCAGCGGAATCCTGGCAGCAATCTCGTTGGCTTCATTCAGGACTCTCTGACCTTCCAGCCGGAGCCTTTCAGCTTCAAATTCCAGCTTCTTGACTTCTAGCGGGAAGATGTAATCAATCTGGTACCTGAGCTTCTCCCGCTCCAGCTCCAACAACAGAGATTCGTTCTCCAGTTTCTTTAACTCCATGGGGAGAACGTAATCTATCTGGAACCGAAGCTTCTCTTTCTCCAGTTCCAGAACAGCAATCTCAGCAGCTATCTTGGCTTTCTGTGCAGAAGCCAGAGCCATCCCCACCAGATATTGCGTGGAGTTGCTCATGGCAAACTCCATGCTGGCAAGGAACACCTTGCTGTAATCGGTTCCCCGGATACGTTGCTCCTTAAACTCGTAGTCAAGGTGCGAGCGCAGATCCGCCATGATGGCGTTAATCAGCAATGGGAGGTCTGTGGACCCTTGCACTGCTTCCGAGGAACCAATAACAGCATTCATTTTTTATTCCTCCACACCACCAGCCATGGCTTGACGACGGGCAAGTTCTTTCAGTTCTTGGATCGTCATGGGTTCCATGCGTTCAATGGCGTACTCGTTCACCAGCTTGCTGCGGTTGATCTTCTGACCATTAGGGCCATTCACTACATAGCCCACTCGACACTTGCGGTTGAGCAGTTCCTTGTAAATGACATAAGGAACGTGATAGGGCTCGTCCGAGTTGTACGGGATGTACTTCTTGAACGTGCCCATCCTGGCTGAACCAACAGAAATAATCTCACCAGGCCACTGCTTCTTGTTTGGATTCAGGCATTGCAGCCGAATCCGAACCAGTCGCCCCATGTTCTGTTTGTTCTCTGCCGTGGTCTTTTCCAGGTACTCCTGTTCCGTCATGCACAGGTTCTTGGGAACGACGACAGGAGGGCTCTCGGGCTTTACTTCTTGCCCTTCTTCATCGGGGGCATCGGCTTCGATCCCGCCTTCTTCCCCGACATCTTCTTCGGAGGCATCTCCATCATAGGATCCATACTCCCCTTCGATGGTGCCTTCTTCATCTTGCTCATCGAGTTCATTTTCATGTTGGCTCACCAGCTCCGCTAGTCGATTGATGCCTATCCGATGGTGGTACTTAATGCCCAACGCATCGGCTTTGATCTTCAGGGTTTGCAGCAAAGGGTTGTCTGCACGGTCTTTCGGTCCCCATTCCCGAGGCTCTTGCTTGTCATCCTTCTTCTCATGGGCCATGTAAACCTCCTTCTCGGTTACATCCCTGCCCTAGACCAATTTCCAGGGCAGGGAATCCAGGCTCATTACAGCTCGGCAACGGTCTTGATGAGGGCAATACGCTCAGGGCGGAGAGCCATGAAGCCGTAGTACCACTTGATCGACCAGAAGCCAGTCTCGCCATACGGATCGTTACGATCCGCCACTTCCTTGCCCGGCTCCTTATGGGTGATCTTGAACTTCACGGACTTGCCATCGGTCTGGAAACCAATGGTCGTGAAGGACGCATCACCCACAACCAGCATCGGGAACACGTCGTACTTCAGGGCACCGCTCTTGTCAGAGCTGTACCTGTACAGGTCCGTGTCCGGAGTGGTCACAGCCGCACCCGCAGCCGACCAGTGCATCATCTCGGGAACCACGATGATGCGGAAGTCGTGAACGGCACCGACTTCACCACGGGCAATGGTGGCAGCCGCACCGTACTGAGCCACGGGAATGAACGCCTGATGACCGTGGTAGTCCGTCATCTTCATCAGGGACGGAACCAGCTCAGAACCCACGTACATGTACCGGGCCGCATTGACCACCTTGGTATCGATCATGCGAGAACCAGTAATGACCTTGGTGTTCTTGGGCGTGCGGTTGTTGTCCAGCTCAATCGCCAGCTTAACCAGGTCGTCATACGAGATGCTGTCGCCAGCAGTCGTGTTAGCGCCACCTTTCAGCGTGTCGGTGGAGGTGGCAGTACCCGTGTACCGAACCACACCAGCCGAGTTCAGAAGGTCAATCTGGAGCTGATCCTCAGTGATCTTGTTGGCTGCCGTGACAGCCTCCGTGGTCATGTGCATCAGCAGCTCTTCGTCACTGTCGAAGTCCAGCGACTCCTGGGTGTACTCCTCGAAGAAGCCAAACTTCTCAAGCGTACCCTCAAGCTCGATACGCTTCATGCCAACGCGGTTTCCTATACGTTCAAGAAGGCTCGCTAGTTCCTTCCCCGTTTTCCAGTAGTTAAACAGGAAAACTGCTGTATGTCGCCATACAGAGCAGACTACATCACGAACTGTCGTGGCAAACAGTTCCTTACCATTTCCACTTCCAATAGCTTGAAGTGTACTCCCATATGGGATAGTCGTTAGAGTCGGGTTAGATAACATTAAGAGCATACCCATTAAATTCAGAATAAGTCTGAACTATCCGATTAGCTGCTTGTGCAGCCATACGCTCTGCCTCAGATTCTCCATATTTCTTGATGCTGAATTGTTTGGATTTGGCGAATAATTTTCCTTGAACAGTAGCCTTGACTACAGCTCTGAAGTAAATCTCGCCCTTTACTGCATTGGAGATACGATCCACATAGTGATACCGTGAACTCCTACCAAACTTCAGACCAATATTTTTGTAGTGTGCTTTACGACGCCCATGCTTAAAGGCATGTAGAGCATTTTCACTTGGAGTACACCATTCGAGATTATCCACGTTATTGTTTAGTGGATTACCGTCAATATGGTTTATCTGAGGTTTATTGTGTGGGTTGGAAATAAAGTGTTCTGCGACAAGACGGTGTACGGAATAAGTATCCTTTCCATACTCATTGCGCAAACCAACCTTGTAGTAACCATTGCCACCCAACCATAAAGACATTGGTTTGTTGGTACGCACAGACAGCACAGTACCTTCAGTGCTGATCTGATACTTACCTTCAAATCCTTCAATGTCTTTCCACACAATCATCTGTTACTACCCTTACTACGGGATTGTCTCAGAGAGATTTTCCCCGTTTAGATAAGTTTTCTATTACCGTCACCAGTAATAGGCGCATTAGTTTACGCGGCCACCCGTCTCAGAGAGCATGGGGATCTTGGCCATGATGGTTCCAACATCCTTCGAGGAACCATACAGGTTGCCGTAATCCGGAACCGTGCCGTCATCGACAATCGCCACAGTCCAACCAGCAGTCGTCATCGCCGCAGTAATGGTGGCGTAGGTTGGATTGGCCGTAGCAAACCCGTGCATGTGGCCGAACATCATCACCTTGCCTTCAGCAATGTGCTTGGCTTCAGCAGTCGAGTTTGCGTAGGTAGCGTGGGTGCCCAGACCCTCGAAGTAGTACAGCATCCCACCTTCACTGGCCGGAGCCTTCAGGGAGATGACGTACTTGGCCTTCGCACCATTGATCGCAGTGCTGGCGCCATTGGCATCAATACCCTGATCGTTGATGTTCCGATCATCGAGAATCGGCATGTAGTGGTAACGCTTGATCGTCTTGCCCATGTTCTTCCTGTGTGTTCGCCAATGGACGCTACGCCATTGACCGCTCCGGGACTTCGGAGCTGCTGCAAGTTTCCTTGCAGAGCAGATCATATCTTCATCCCGATAAACCCATCGGGACGCTGGGCGCTTCCCCTCGCTTGAGGGTACTTCCTTGCGGAATGATCGTTGCGCCTTATTTGCCATAACTTTGCACACACTAGATTGTGTCGATGGCAAATCTCGGCTCAGGGTTGTCTTCAACATAACTTGGTCAGAGTTTCCCTGAGTTCACCCAGTTATCTCATGCAAATTACTTTGCCGAGGCCCTTCAGTTAAGGCATGGACGTGACATCAGCCAGCTGGCTGAAATACTGCTCCTTGGCCGCCTCAACCAGAGCCTTCTTGTAGAAGAAGTCCAGTCGAATCTGCGGACCCACGGTGCTAGGAGTGGGAGAATTGGGTTTGTTGTACATGTGGGGGGTTTCGAGTGCCATTTCAGTTCACCTTTAGGAAGAAAACCAATCAATAACTCTCAACACCCAGCTTCTCGAACTCAGCGTCGGACATAGCCAACGGATTAAAATCACTCGGGAAGCTACGTGTCGATCCGGTCTTGGGAGAACCCGCTGCCTTCTTGCGGTCCTTTATCTTGGATTCCTGCTGCCTTCTGCCCGTGTCCTCGTTCGTATCCGCTTTCTGGAACTTACGAAACGCACCTTTGGCATTCAGTGCGTCACCCACGGTCTTGTACGCAGCAAGATCAGATAGCCCCTCCAGGCGACCAAAGACACGTTCCTGAGCCACGATGTTCATAATCTCATCGTAGATGCCCAGGCTGATGTGCTCGTTGATAACCCGGATGATCTGGGGCTGATCCAAAAGAACGCGCTTACTCTCAGCATCCCACTTCTCAGTGAGTTCTGACATGGTTCTGGAGAAGCTGTCTGTCGAGCGGATCTCGTCCAGGACTTCATCCAGCTCCATCTCCTTGTCGCTGGCCAAGTGATAGCTGGGTTGGTAAGACGCGCTAGTGTCCAAGTCCAAGTCCAGTGGATTGATTTCACTGTCCTTCAGGAACTTGGCGATGGCTTCAGGCTTGCCCTTATGCAAATCGATCAGGAAGTTCACCTTGTCCTCAGTGAGCAACCCATTGCTGCTGAGTGCTTTGAGGATTTTAAGGTTGGGCTTTAGCTCCACCATCTTCTTGTGGTAGTTGGCTCCCATAGACATGAGCCTACGGGCGTCTTCTACCGAGTTCACCTTCATGTCCTGCTTGTTGGCTCTGAAAGGAGCCAGAAGCTTTTCGTACTCAGACTTGTAGTCGATTGGCCCAGAAGCAGGCTCCTGGGTGTCTTTCTCAGCCTGAATACGAGCTTCGGCGTACAGATCTTCTGCACGCTTCTCGCTCACGGGCTGTTTGGTGTCCTGTTCCGCGTCAGACTTCTGAACAGGAACCTGTCCTGTTTCCCCGTCTGAACCAGGCACCTCTTCAGTTGCCGTGTCTTGCGAATCCGCCTGGCCATCTTCATCCTCGAAGTCCTGCTCCGAGTTCTGAATGTCCTCGCGGATTTGCTCCAGGCTCATGCCGGAAACTTCTTCGTCGGACATATCGAGAGGATTAGCCATCAGACTTCCTCCTCTTCAAAGTTGCCCGAGAGAATGTCCTGACGAACCCTGGAATTCTCCATAATCGCTCTTTCAGACATCTTGCCGAGAATCTCTACCCGATTCAGGTATTGGTAGAACTCGCCGATGCCGGTAATGATCTTGTCCAGATTCTTGGAATTGTTCTCGTCCTGCATGTTTGGATCTGCCTTGAGCAGAACTACACGATGAGACTCGCGCTCTAGGTATCCTTCCAGAACCAAAGCCTTGAAGTCATTGTTCTTGTACAACCGCTCCAGCGAGTGCATCAAATCCACTGACCGCTTGGCAGCTTCCAACTGGATTTCAAGTTCGTGCAATAGGTTTTCCGCGCTCATCTATTACTCCTCGTGTGTCCCTCAGCATTACCTGTAGGATGGTTTCCTTGGTTTCATGCTCTCAAGAGCCAGTCTCATACGCTGTTCAGCTTCCTTCATGCGCATGTTGGCTTCTGCCTGCGCACCCTGACGTTCCAGGTCTCTCTCCTGCTTAACACCGGACTCCTGTTCAACAAAGTCCAGATCCAACATATCAGCTTCATTGCCCAGATACCGGGCACGAACTTCCTCTGTCCCTGCCTTGGCTTCATTGAGCATAGACGAAGTACCCGCCATCGAAGCCTGAGCCTGCAAGTTCTGAATCTTAGCCTGCAACAGAGCCAACTCAAGCTGGGCTTTCTGCTGAACCATAGGATCAGGCTGAGGCTGGAACTCCTCAATTCTCTTGGCCAGGTCGGGCATGTTCCTCAACCTGGCTATTTCGGACAGAATCATCTTGGACATATCGGGCAACATGTTATTGCCCATGGTCTGCAACATGAAAGCCAATTCCTGGGCCTTGGCGTTATCGCTCTCAGCCGTGGAAATCTCCAACTTGATGTCAAAGTTTCCGTACAGGTCATCCCGCTGGACCGTCACGAACTTGTCGTTCGTAACCCGGACCACTTCCTGATCCGACAGGAACACGCCATTCATGGCAATGATCTTTCGGCCAATGGATTTCATGCCTTCAGCCAAGCGCCTGAGTATTCCCAGTTCCCGCTTGGAGGCTGCGTCCAGCACGCCTCTTACGCCTGTAGCCGTCTGACCCAGAGCATCCCCTGACAGTCCACCGCTAAACGCCTTAACGCCTGTCAGGGCCTCTGCCTCCGCATTCTGCATCTGCAGCATTACCTGAGCAGACTGAGGAATCTCCGGGTAGGTGTGCGTGAAGATGGCTGTTCTTGGGTCGATATGAGCATTGAAGTCATAGTCCATGCCCATCTCGAACTTTCTACGGTTGGTTACATCCAGGGCATCCTGCCGTATGCCGATCTGCCCATTGGCTGACCGGCCCATAATGTCCACCATGCCCCGAGTAACTGCGCCTACGACCTTCTGGTTGTCCTCCAGAAGCTCTCCATCAGGCTCCCCGTACAGAGAGTTCTTCACAGGCAGGTATTGCACGATCACAAAGGGCAGCTTCCCATCCGGGAAGGGGCTTTCCTCCAGTTGGATCATGGTGTCTCCAACCCAGGTAGCCACAATGGCCTTGGTCTTGCCCGTATTCTCGATGTCCCAGAAGCCCCAATACTCATAAGCCATGAATTTCTTTCTTGGCTCATCAGCAAACTTAAAGTTTCTGGCGTCATCGGACATATGAGCATCGGGTTCAGCCAGCAAGCTGCTGCTCTCGATGTTGATCTTGTCCAAATTCTGATACCGCCCGGACTTTTTCAGTTCACTGAGGGAAGTCTCGTAGCGGTAAATGATGAAATTAGCCTTGTCCTGGTTTCCTATGCAGGTAGGATCCAGGATCACGTTCTCGTAATTGCAAACCTCTACCGTTGGATGGTTCTTGACCACCACCAACTGCTTCTCCAGAGCCATGCCCACGACAACTTCGGTCAAGTCCTGTGGACCAAAGGGCTTGGACCCAATACCCATTACCCCTTCCGGAGAACCAACAGGGGGTCCAGGTAGCTCTCCTGGCATTCCTGGAGGCGACAAGGATGTGGGGCTTCCCGGCCCAGGAGGCATTGCACCAGGGGGAGGTGTACCTACCCCTTGCCCCAGTGCGCTGAGAAGCTCTGGGAGCCCCGGAGCCCCTGTAGACACGGGGAACGGCATCACATTATTGGGTGGGATAGGAACCAGCTTGGTGACTGGAACCTCCACGTCCTGCTCAACCTCCTCGAACTCCCAGCCAATGCGGACAATGACCGTCCCTTCGTTGACGGCAGCACGCACGTACTGGTCGATGAAGCGGTTCTTGTCGATCTTGGTGGTGAACTGGTTGTTTAGGATCAGCTCATTCTGTTGAGCTGCCTTGCGGTCATCCCAGGAGACGGGCTCGGCCTTGAACAGATTAGGCGTGTTCAGGAAGGGCTCGGACAGAGCGGCATAGCGCCACTCCGCCTGCTTCCTAATGAGCTTGGGAACGATGTTGGATCGGCCTTTGACCTTCTTGATCTTGGCTGAACCAGTGACATTCAGGTTATCCAGCCAACGGTCAATCTTCTGGCATTGCGCTGAGTGGCTGCTCTGCGCTTCCCGATAGTCTTTCTTGAGGTCTTCAACGGAAGGTTCGTTCTCCCAATCCGTAAGCTTGGGAACCTCCCGTGTCAGACTCTTCAGCGATAGCTCTTTTTCCATGGCATCAAACCGTATCGCCCACCACTAGCAGACGTATCAGGGCATGGAAGTTGGCAGGAGTGTTTGGTTCGATTGTTCGCTTGATCCAAATGCCCCGATACCCTCCACCTGCACCTAGCGTACCGAGATCCAACGCACTACCAGCATCAATGGCTCGGGAAAAGGTCACACCATTGGGGATGTCGGTAGGGTACTGCTGCTGCAGCTCGGGAATGCTGGCAGCCAGGCTGCTGATGCCCAGTTCAATATGCATCGTTGAACCAAGGGAAATGGTCTGCAGGTAGGTATGGACCTCGTTGAGCGCATCGGCAACCGAGTTGTTCACTACGTACAGGCAGTGATGATCCACCAGACCGGACAGAGCTTGCTGACCTGTGACACGGGTAAGGAAGTTGTCCGAGACTCCGAAGATGATCTCGTTCTGCAGGTCAGGCAGTCCTCCAAGATTGCCTCCTTGAGAACCATAAAACTTGATGTCGCTTTTGAGTACGCTCATTGGAGTTCTCAGGATCCCGAAGTCGTAGTGAAACCAAAGTTCAGTTCAGTGCTGAAACCACTGTACACAGGAAAACCAAACACAATGTCCCACTGCAAGTGATTTGGAATGCTGTAGCTGAGTCCAGTGTTAGCCACGATGTAGTGACTTGTACTGAATCCAGTCTCTAGTTCAATTTCCAGGATCATTTGCCTTTACGCATGGTCTTGAATGCTTTGGCCAAGCCACATTGCTTGGCAGTAGTTCCCGTGTGCTTCTTGGCACAGAACTCTGAAATGCTCTTCTTGGCTTTCTTGGCTTTGGCAGTCAGCGCACCAGGACGCTTGATGACTTCATCCCTGGGTTTGCCGAAGAGTGTGCCTTTGCTCATGGCTAGCACTTCTTGCCGCCACCGCCCTTACCCTTACCACCTTTGCTCTTTTTCATGGCTTTACTCCTCTGAATTAACGCGGGGGGCCATACCCCCGCCCTTTGCCGTATTTGGATTTCTCCGGTGACTTGCCATCCTTCCGGGTGCGAACCCAATCACCTCGGGCGATGGCTTTCTTGTCGCTAGCCGATGGAGACCTCACTGCCACAATCTCATCACCACCGCGCTTCTTCTTGGCCTTGGCTTGCGCCGCAGAGGAAGCAACGATAGCGGTGTTGCGGCCTTTGAAGTAATAAAGCTTCTGGCTCACGGCCCCATCCTGGCTTCAAGCGCGGCCACCTTGGCGCTGAGTTCTTTGACGGCTTCTACAAGCAAAGCCGTTATCTGGTGCCCTAGTTGAATGCTCAGGTAGTTTTCTCCGCTCTTTGACTCGCCCTTTTCGTCGCAGTCAAAACCGGCACGCGAAACAATCTGCGGAAATACTTGCTGGACTTCCTGGGCAAGCAAACCCGTGTCCGCCCCGGTAGAAGGCTGCGGTCCGCCTTCTTTCCAAACAAAGTCGTATCCGGTGATTTTTGACAAACGCTCCATCGGGTTTGAAATTGCGACTTTATTATCCTTGAGGCGCGCATCAGAAGCGTTCGGCGTCAAGTTGCCATTGACGATTACGTTTCCTGCCCTATCACATTGAAGAAGCCAACTTGAAAACCCGCCAGCAGCAAGAGTTGTAGCAAAACCAATAATTCCGTCAGTGTTTCCAGGGGTTTCATTGAGGTAGCTCCAGAATGCCTGCGCCTTGCTGTTTATGAAATGGTTAACAGCAGGAACAGATGCTTTTCTAACAATTTGAATTATTGGAGTTTGACCACCCCCGGAGTCGTGATCAATAATAGGTCCGCTAGGGCAAATGCCGTCCGTAATGCTAAACCGAATTGCAGAAGTAAAAGTCGCCCCGGCATCATCTACGGCGCCGACAACTGTGCCATTTATTAAAGGAGCAAGCGACGAACGCTTGAAACCAGACGGCCGCGTTGGATGATTAACATCGAACCTTTCGGCAGCAGTAACCTTTGGTACAAGCAACTCGCCGGTCATTGTGTCGCCAGACACGTTCACATATCGCGCATCAGCAGCATCCCGATTCATTGCCTCTTTCGCGGCTGTAGCATCAGGCACAATCAACGGGCCGGTCATGGTGTCGCCGGTCTTGGCAACCTTGTCTGACGCAAGCTCGTAGCCGTTGATACCTTCAATCGTCTTGGCCGTGCTGTCGATTTGCAGTGCGTTCTCGGCAGCCGTGCCCAGGAGGACTTTGGTGCCGTCGGCGGATGCGGTGAGTTTGGCGGACATGTGCAATCTCCTATCAAGCGATTCTCTGTTTAATCAGAGAACCCGTGCGATACAGGCTACCAACAGGAACGCCACCCGCCGCCGCAGCAGCGTCGTCTGCGTAGTCAGCAAGCTGCGGAAAGCCACACCGCCCTGCCGCGTCTACCGTAATGATGTTCTGCGTGGTGGCATCCGCATTACCACGGGCTAGAACCATGCTTCCGTCGTCAGCGGACGCATCCAGCACGAAGTTGTGAGCAGGCGTAGTGCTCAAGCCGAGTTGAGCTTTGTTGGATTTGATGACGCTCACGGCTTTGACTCCCTGAGTAGCTTCTTGAGTTCCGTTACCGACAGGCCGAGCGCAGCAAGCCGCTGCTCAAGCGTCGGTGGCGGTGGTGGTACATGGGGCGGTGGGTCTGTCACGGTCAGCGTGCCGTCTGCCGCAATCGTTGGAATCCTGCCGTTCGACTGCGCCTCGAAGAACTGGTCGTAAGTTGACTGGTCAATCTCAACGGCATCGGCTGGAATGTTTGCCCCGTGGATGCTATCGAGGTAGAAGCCTTTTGTGCTGTGCGCGTACTTGTACATGTCAGTGCCCCGTAGCTATCCATGAAACGCCGATATTTACCGCAGCCATATTCGGGTTGCGTGTATAGATAGAAAATGTACTTTTCACCGCTCCGTTGTAACTAACACTGATATTGTTAGGCGAATCAATTACTGCTAACGCTATCTGAAACACGCCATTAGGGAATGCTATTGGAAACGTCGCAGTTGCATCACCCGGGCCTGCGGTTAATACAGAACCCCATTGCGTGATAACGCCGCTTTTAGGATCGACTATATAACCGTTGGCGGCCTTACTAAAAGTATTCCCCTCCCAGGCTGCCCCGTCTGCAAGCGTGATGTTCCCATAGACGACAGCAGCGCCAAGTTCTGCTCGTAATTTCTTGCTGCCCCAGGGCGTTGAAATGGTTCCAGGATTTAAGCATTTTGAGTTCAGCAACATTCCAAAATTCGTGGCGACATTTTGGCGCAGCGTTAGCGTTTTGCCGCTAAGGTTCAAGTTTTCAACAATTAACAATGTGCTTCTGGCTGCAGATTCAAGCATCAAATTATCGATAAGCGTTAACCTTTCGCAATTCAAAACGCATATACCCGCAGTGTCGCATTTGATTAACGACGGCGACATGCTTGCTACGGACCCAAACCATAAAAGAGCATTATAGTTTGTAGTATTAAACACCAAATTGATGTTATCCAAGCGCAATTCGGTGCTGCCCTGAATCTGTCCGTTAATCGTGACGGCCTGGCCGTTACCTTTCAGCGTGATTACGGCAGATGACGACTGAAATAAGATGTTGCCGTTTACCGTATGCGGGCCTGCGCCGAAGTTTATTGTTAGCGCCCTTACATTTATGCGACTGTTCACCCAAGTGACGGCAGACAGCAGATTATCGAATGCGTCACCTGAGCCGTTACCGTCTCCAACAGGATCAGCAGGATTTGCAGAGCCAGTCGTAGCGACGTTAAGCGTTAGCGTGTCGAAGTTGATAGCGACGAACCTGTGTCGGCTCTTGAGGCTCTTGGTTGCATCGACAAAGCCTTCATTGTCAATGGTCAGCGCCACAGGCGAACCGTCAGGCGCATTGATTTGCGCCACGTCGATGCCGTTAGTTCCATCAATCTTGACTGACATGCTCGCCCCCTTAGACCACGGTCCAAACCGAACCCGGTTCGACCGTCACGCTGAATCCAGCAGACACAATAACAGGACCGAACGATCCACCATTGGATCCTGACTTCACCACAATGTCTTCGTCTACTGTCTGGGAATTGTAGAAGACAGCTTTGTTTTCTTCCCGGCCATACATCTGGCCACTGCCGCCCACTTCATCCCAGTGAGACTTGTCCCAAGGCGCAGCAGTAACGGCTGCTCTTGCCCTAAAGATCTTGCCATTGCGGGCTATCAGGCTGTCCTTGGCGTAGTTGGAATCTTCCGAGAAGTAACGAACCACCAGAAGATCTAAAGCCAGCTTGTTGCTGTCGATGACTCCTAGCTGCTTGTCAGGCCAGTTGACATAAAGCTCTCCCGGTTCATGTGAACCAGAAGCAGGGCGGCTTCCTGTAACTGAGCTTCTAGCTACTTGAACTCGATTAGTCATAGGTGTGTACCTTCAGTGTCAATACCGACCCAAATCTATTTGTCCCGTTTTCCACGGAAAGCCTTTGTCTGTACTGCTAACCAGAATTTGATTGGCTTTGGTTGCTTGCGGAACTGCGGCACTGCCGTTCAGAGAAGAAGGTGAACTGGCAACTTCTTCCCAGATATTGTTGGAAGTGTATGCCTTGAGCGTTGGTTTGGTCGTAGCCGACATGGTGGAGAGATCCAACCAAAGCTCTCCAACCCTTGGATTGTTGGGTGCTACGACACCATAGAACACAGGCGTACTGTTAACCGGGAGAACTTCATCATCGAACATGGTTGCAATGACTTGCCCTACGTTGGCAGGAGTCTTTGCAACAACCACATCACCGCTCTGCACGGACAGAGCAGGAATGTAAGTGGCTACTCGCAGGTTTTGAGAAGACATGTTTTAGTCCTCACGGATAAGTGCCACAGTCAATGGTTACGTCTTCCAGGTTCACGTTGGAGATGGTGGAAAACGCAGCATCTCCGCCATCGATGATGACCACCTTGTTGGCGGCTGCAGTCCAGTTCATCGTCATGCCAGCATGAATGGCATTCACGCCTGCGACATTCACAAAGGCTGCCGGATCAATGTCTCCCTGGATCACATCCCAACGGGTGCCGTTCCAAAAGAGCATGTCTCCACGAGAAGTTGTCGTACCTGGATTCTCAATCTGAGCAGTCCAGGTAGCGTCAATGGTGCCGTCCGTGTTGCTGATGCAGAACGAACCAATAACCAGAGTGGAGTTCTGGAACTTGTAGTGCAATGTCAGGTTGACTGAACCAAGATACTGAACAGTTGCAGGCAGAGAGAGAAAGCGATTGTCAATCTTGCCGCTGGTAGTGGTCATTACCAACTTGTGTACGTTGTTGGCACTATTCAGCGAATCTGGTTTAACCAGAATGCGGCTAGCTAGTCCTGCGGGAGAGATGGCTTTGCGAGTCTCTGTTCCTGCTTGGATCTCGGCAGCACTAGCAAACTCAGTAGCAGAACCAAGAGGAGCCCAGTCAGCATCCGCTCCACCTGCCCCGATCTTGACGTAGGCAGTCTGTCCGTATTCGGCAATGACGATAGAAGTCGTAGGCTTGTTAGCCAAACTGCCCCAAGCAACGCCAATGCCTGTAGCTGAACCAACAGTACCTCCAGGCAGAGAGACGGAACCAACAGTAATCGGTACATCCGGATTAACTTCTCGCCAACCTACACCATCAAAGATGAACATTGTTGGCTTATCGGTAGCACCCGCTACTCCGGGCATGTTGAACGCAATAGTTCCTTCTAGGGCTCCTACAGTGCTCGGAGAACCGGGAGTGCCGTTGATCTTGCGTAGAAATTGAATTTCGGTAGCCATCGAAATCTCTCCAAATCAAGCCATGAATACGGTGGCTTCTTCTGCTCGACGGGCCACCAAACCAGAAAGGGTCACATGTCCTGCGTGAACCCACCGACCAAACTCGTGCGAAGCTCCTGTGAAGTCCTTGGCATTGATTAGCTTCAGCAGCGTGGACCCCTTGAATGCACCACAACCCAGGTTGTACACGAACGACACCAGTGCAGCGGCCTGATGCGCGGTCAGTTCAACCTTGACCGCCTTCCGCACGCAGCGGTAGGCGTCGCTGGCGGCATCCCGTAGCAGGTGGTCAGCCTCCTCCTCGGTGACTACCGTGTGCGGCGTCACGTTGCGCGTGGTCCCGTAGCCCACCGTCCACACGCCCACCGAGTCCTGGTAGGCGTGTGAACGGAAGCCCTCGAACTTCTTAATCATGGGCAGGGCCAAGTCGAGCACTTCGTTTTCGTTGTTCAATTTTCCTCCTGGCTCATGTCCCAGAGTTGATAGCCCAACTGACTCACTTGTGCCTGTACCCAACCAATCTCCTCGTACAGATGCAACAAGTCCTCTCGTACCGATTGCCGCTCAAAATACTTGCGTCGTTCCTGTTGTTCACGGTCGATGAAGCTGACTTCCTGTTCGAGCTTAGACAGCCGCTCGTCCATTTCCAGTAGCTTCTTGCCCCACTCACGCAAGTTGCCCATGTCCGCGTGCAGCTCGGAGACGCGCTCATCCAGCGTGATGACCTTCTCCGCTGCCCACCCAATCATGGCAAGCAGCATCGCCATCGCCACGCTGACGATGGTGACGCCCAGGGGCGTTCGAGGTATCAGCGGTTCGTCAATCATCTCCGCCTTCCTTTCCAGCAGACGGTGGCACGGCAATACCAGAGATGCCGCCCGCGCACACTGCCGCCAAGTTCAAGAGTGCTTCTGATGTCGTCTTGTCGAAGAACATCAGCACCACCTCCGCCGCAATGGCCGCTATCGCGATGGAACCCAACGCGAAGATGATGAGGCGGCGAGTGGCGGGGAGGAGGTGAACCATATTTAACCCTTGTATACGCGCCATTCGGCCATGTTGTGCGTGTAACCAGAGAAGTAGATTGTTGTAGGCGGTTTAGCCGGGTCAATTTCTACCTGGTACCACATAGTAGCTGGCGTGCTATTCGAGTATTCGTATGTGGATTCCACCTTGATGAAGCACAATGCCGGATCACGCATGTCAATGAGCACTTTTGTGGAAAACCACTTCCCTGAAGCACTGTTTGTGAATGTAGCTCTCCAGAATCCCGGACCTCCCTCTTCAAACAGCCAATGTCCGTTGGCAGAGCCACCACCAATCTTGTTGTAACCACCGGCTGCTGTCATAGCCATGCCAGTCAAATTGCGAATATCGCCTTCGGCATACAGCGTTTTGTTGCCATAACGAGGAACGACAAACGCAGTCTCGGAACCAGGCACATAAGCAGGCAGTTTCCAGTAACCTTCCAGTCTAGTTACAACACCCTTTTGGATTGGGAACTCCTGACCGGACGCGCTCTGGCCGATGTTGATGCCTGGCGGCAACGTAGCCTGCGCATCGCCTGACATAGCCTTGAGCTGCTGCGTCAGGTCTGCCCCAGGATAGTCTTCATCGCCACGGAACGAAGAAATGGCCTCAACGGACGCACTGTTGTTAGTCACTGTATGCAGCGTCAACGGGGCAAGCTTGTCAGGCGCTGCAGTCACGCGCACAGCAAACGCTCGTCCACGCAAAGCTGTGTTCTTAACAACGAACGTCAGCAAACCAACAGGGCCAGGCGCAAGCATGACGACTGTCTTGATGTTTTGGTTTTTGACGTAAGCAATCGTTGGAGATACGTGGAAGTTAGAAGATGCCGCCGATGCAACATCGAACTCGTATGTGTTGCCGTCGGTGCCTTCTTCTGCAATCTCGATGCGGTAGACACCAGCCGCCTCGACAAAGCCGCGCACCAAGCTGATCTTGTCATCAACATTAACAGTGTTGGGAATGACAACGCGAAAGTTGCGTACGTTGCCCCACTCAACTACACCAGTCACGGTATCAGCTTGCGGGCGAGGGGTAGCTGTACCCAATGTCCAGTCGGTTTGCGCCGTATCGGCAAAAGTAACCCAACCCCCATGATCGGCAGCAGCATCTCCAGTCCACATAGCTACGTGGTTGCCAGAAGCGAATGCCATTCCGGTGAAGTGACCGGCAGTCGGCCTGGCCACAGGAGCAACGGGGAACTGGCTCCCGGGATTGCCGTTGGGAATGATAAGCCAGCCGTCGAGGACTTCGCGGTTGTTTCCATCCCTGCCAGAGAACCAAGACAGGCCCGTATAAACAAACAGGGTATTTTCTGCCCAGTAGCGGCCTTCGAACTTCGTACCCGGAAGCTGCCCGATTGGAATGGCGACACCTCCTGGGAAAGTGACTTTGATTGTCTGGCCAAGCACAGGTGAAACAAGACCATTACCGATACTGATGGCGTCAGGCCATTCCTCATAATTGCTGCCGCTGGAAACGCTTTGCAGCGTAAAAGCAGGCGGTACCTGTACCTGGTAATAATCACCAATGGTGTTAGTTGCACCATTCTGATTAAACGTCAGCAGATTAACTTTACCTGCCACCTGTCCAATGGACAGATCACCTAGCTTGGTATGACTTGCCTTGACCCAGTGCCCAGTAATTGAATTGGCTACTGGATTGGTAGTAACGGAGAATCGAGCAATAGCTCCGGACAAACGATCAAAGTAAGCATCACCATTCTGCGGTTGAATGCCTTGCGGGAAAGTCCCTGCAGGCATACCCCAGTTATGCGCCTGATCAGTGTGCGCAGGATCAAAGTCACCAGCACCGAAGAAAGTGCGAGTCACTGCACCAGAACTGCCACCCCCAATCTGTTGCCAGTACGCTGCAGAGACGGGATCAGCCGGATCAGGAATGTTTGCAGGAACCATCTGGGTAGCACGATAGAAACTGTTGGTGGCTCCCCAATAGACAATGGCATTGATCTGGTACTGACGAGCAGACCATGCCATGTTTCCACGCACTACAGACCAGTATTCATCAACAGACCAGGAACCTGCCTGTCCTGCACTCGCAGGACCAGTCCAGCGTCCCCATTGGTTCTCTGCCACGGCATAGCCCAAGGCATTAGCCAGCAAAGGAGCTGCCGCCTGCATGGCAGCAACATCCGGATAGACAACGATAGGATGTTCTGCCCTGGCAACAATGTCGATATACCCATTGCTGGTGACATCCCAGCGATACAGCGCCGGATTGCCATTCATCCTCTGGGAACGGGCTACGAATACCAGCGTGGATTCCAGCGGAGGAGTGCGTGGTAGCTGCGTGTCGTCATCCACGTGGATGATTCCCGACTCCAGCACCAGCTCAGTCCACTTGTTGGTTCCAGCCGAAGGAGTGAAGGTGTAGGTCGGTGGCGTAGTGGGCCTTGGCTGCCTGTCAGGCACGTGCACTGCCGCGGGAGGCGTAGGCGCATTCACGCCATTGATCTGATGGTTGGTGCCACCCTGACCCACAAACTCCGGAGCCCCCAACCGGGCACCGTTCGGCACCTTGATCCAAACAGGCCCAGTAGCACTGGACAGAACCAAGGCATCAAAGGCTGCCATGGGCAGCAAGGAAGCAAAGTTCCCCAGGCTAGGCGCATTGCGCCATGTGGGGTACTCGGTATCCATCGAGCCCACGGTGAGCTGGCTAGCCGTAATGGCCCACCAGGAACCCACTGCCTGCGGAATAGTTGCCTGAGCCAACAGCTGCCCGGCATTGAGACCGCTGCTGATGGTAGTGACCATGCCCGGATAATTGGGATTACCCAAGGACACGGGATCCTGAACGATGGTCACTCCACCCGTAGACTTGACGATGCTGTAACCACCCGTCCCCTGAGACGGATCCTCCAGCACCATGATCGTTGAACCAGAAGGAATTACTCCTCCACCAGCCGCTATGGGCGCATTCACTGCGGAAGTGATCTGAGCCCAGGTACCTGCCGTCGCTGCGGACGGAGGAGCCAGCAAGCCCATGTTCACCTGCGTAGTGATCGGGCCTACATCTGTAGTCGGCAGGATGTCATGCGCTGCCACGACAGGCGGAAGGGTAACGGCTCCTGCATCTGCCCAACCTCCCACGCCATAGGCCGTATTGCCCGTGTTGAGTACGGCATGGCCTGCCGTTATTGCCAGCGTTTGGTTCGCTACACCAGGAACATTGATAGTCCCGCCTGCAGTAGAAACAACCCACTTCCCGGTATTGCCCACCGTGGCTGGATTGTTCGTCATCCACAACAGCACGTCATTGGTCGTTGCCAACGTGCCATCGAAGTTGGTGCCGTTGATGGTGACAGCCTGAGCAGGCGCAGTAGGCGCTTGATCTCCGGTCTGTACGGCAGCTCTCGCCCGGTAGATGTGCTGATTGAAGTAAACCAGCGCACCTTGTTCCCAGTTGCCATCCGTCCAGGGCAGCAAACCGTAGAGCCTGTCACCACGCAGCTTGCTCAACAGGTCGGAAGCCACATGAACCCAGTTGGTTCCATTCGACTGGATCCAGTCCCCCACCTGCAACGTCTCGCCCGACAAATCGGTGCCGATGCCAGGCGTAGTCCCGTCAGCCAGAATGCCCAGGGACACAATCGTTTCAGTAGGCGTTGGCGTTACCGTGATGGCTCCATTGCCATTGTCGGCAATCGCAAAGCCAAAGGTACCGGCAGCAGCACTTGCCGACAGCTTGGCAATGATCTCCTGCACGCCATCCGTCGCATCAAGCTGAATGCGGGCAACATGCTGGGAACCAACACCGCCTACAGATACTTCCGCCAGGATGTACAGGTCTCGTGCCGTACCCACTGTCGTACCGCTGGGAATGGCAACAATGCCTTCCACGGAGTCTCCAGCAGTACCGCTCGGAGCCTTGGTTTCGGTCCAGGTAACGGGATGAGCATTCGGGTCGGTCAGCGAATCCCGCACCTCATAGTTGGGCGGACCCACCCATGTCCAGTAAGCACCCCTGTTTGTGGGCGTAGGCACAGGCAGCAATCCAAGCTCTGCAGAGCCCGCCTGCGGCATGATGTTGACGGTACCTTGGAACAGCGAAGACGAAGCCACCCACTGCTTGATCTCGTCCTCGGTCAGCACGTACTGCCAGGCAGTGCCGTCCCACACCTTGAACTCGGTGTGATTGGCTTCCGTAGTGACCTGCAAATCTCCTACCCGCAGCGGACCCACTTCATCCGCTGCCGCTACCGTAGGCTTGACGTAGATGCGCTGATCCAAGCGAATCCAATCACCGCTAGGCTTGGAAGTCACTGCGGGTACGTAACCCGGAGGCTGTGCCCCTGCACCGCTGGCTGTCACGGTAATGGCGGCAACATGCCCCATTGCCGTGTCATCGAGTTCTATGTTGCCGATTATTGGCACGCTAACGACATAGTTGTGCGCGTGCGCCAGCAATGCCTGCGAGATCAAGGTCGTTGCAGCTTGCAGCGTGGATCCCGCTGGAACGGTCACGGAAATCAACGCCTGCCCAAATGCCGTGTTGTCCACAACAAATTGCAGCGTCACATCCGCAGCCAGCGGGGCATTCTGCAAGCTAAAGTTGATGGTCCAGGTGTTGAGCCCGCTGGTAATCGTGAACGAGTCCGCCATCAGATAACCAGGCGGTACACCACCCGGCGGAGGCTGTGCAGGGCTGCCACCAATCAGGGGACCGCTCTGCGCGTCCCACACATAGGCCCGACCCAACGGATTACCGGCATTGTCTTCACGGATGATGTAGGTGACATCCGGATCGGGAGCTGGCGGCAGATTGGCCGACCGATCCACGATAAGCAACGGATGCGCAGCAGTCTGCGGAAGAATCTGCTCAAAGTCAGCCAGCGTATTCTGCCGGGCATTGGCATTGCGTCTCAGCAAGCCAAAGTTGCCCAAGCCATCCAAATCATCCACATAGAGCAGCTGGTTCTGTTCCAGCTCGGTGTCAGGCAGCACGTTCAGCGCAGCAACATTTGCCACACGCATCAACGTACCGCTGCCTACCAGCAACCAGTCAGCCAGCGTGCCTGACGCTGCATTCCGGTTACGGATATAGATCTTGGATTCGTCTCGCTGGTAGTAGAGTTCTCCCTCTACCGACGGACCCGTAGGCGAAGAAGCCAGCAGCAGTTCAGCCTCGTCGTTCACTACATGGGTGCCGCCTCCTGCACCACCCGCAGAGATCCAACGAGCACCTTCCCAAATCCAGAGTTCTCTCGTATCCCGCTGAAAGAGCAGTTGCCCTTCCAGCAGCCTGCGAATGTCCACTGCATTCTTAGCGGCTGCATCGGCAACCACCATGGGCAACCCGTTACGCAGCTTGTTCCAGGTTACGCCATCAGTGACCCAAAGGCTTCTCTCTGCCGTAGCCAACAGTAACTCGCCCGCGGCATTGATGGGCGTAGCTGCCACAGCAGCTTCATCCGCCACGCTACGAATGGCATTGGCCAGCTCATTCACCGGCTGCCACCGAGGCGGCATGAGATGCCCGTTCCAGACGTAGATGACGCTGTTCTCGGCAACGTAGTACGTGTCTCCGTGGCTGGCTCCTGCAACGGGTAGCTGCGCCACGGTATCAATGATGTTGAACGGAGAAGCCGCATTGGTCTGCGGCAGTGCCGTCTTGAACCACAGGCCCCACACATGGCTGTCGGGACGCAGCGGTGTCGTGAAGGTAATCAGGTTGTTGAAGGCAACGTAGGTCTTCCCTGGTTCCTGCCGCACCCCATCAATGAAAATCTCCAGCTCGTGATCCGCTGCAACGAGAGCTTCCGGATAGTCATTGGCGGCATCATTGCGATGCAAGAAGAACTGCGTCCTCACACCATCGATCAACCCAGGCTGACGGGGAGCAACCGTCCCCTGCGTTACCTTGGTGTAGTTGATGTTGAAGTCCGCCAGCGGATAGACGTTCATGCCTCCAGGAGCCAGATACTCCGGAGGTACGCTCAGGCTGATCTGCAAATAGTTATTGGCGTCAGGAACGCGCAGCAGCTCGATGTAGGACTTGTGCCGGTTGATGATGTAGTCGTAGTTCTGGTGCCCGTCATCAGGAACCAGCAGCACGCCATTGAGGTAAACCTCCACACCCTCATACGGCGGCGAAGCAGACAGACCGTGCGCATTGCCGAACAAGTCTTTCTGGCTCAAGAAAAACCGGGAAACTCCTCCCGGTGTCTTGTAAACCAGGTTGGCCAGACCTGCTTTCACATACGTCAGCTTGGCCGCAGGATCCTGGGCTCCTAACGTCTTGGCATCCAGAAACAGGCCCCAGCTCACCGAGTCATTGCGGTGCGCCTGCTTGAAGCTGATACCTGCGGAAGTGACCCAATAATCCTTCTCAGGGATCTGCCTTACGCCATCGACATAAATCTCCAGCTGCAGGGCACTGCCAGGATGGATCTGTTCCTGCAGTCCGCTCTGCTCAATCAGAACAGGAAAGTCCTTTTGCAGTCCGTCAAAGGGAAAGCTCACCAGCTTGACGGCACTGATACCGCCAAAGGGCATGTGCTCCCGAGGAATCAGTACGTCGATCTGTACGATGTCCCCTGCGTCCAGGGGATCCAAGAAAGTTACCGTGGACGTGGTGACGTTCACGGTGAAGTCCAAATCTTCGGCTTTTCTTAACCCATTGACGTGGACATGTATCAATTCCGGGTAATCTTGATGCAGAAGGTAAAAGCTGTTCCTCTCGTCAGGAAGGCTGATGTTGATTGAACGGGTCTTGGGGCCAACGATGTACAGCAGCGTGGCAATGACCGCTGGCGTCAGGGCCTTCTCCTTGAAGGTTGCCAGCTCATTGGCCGTCCAAACGTAGATGTCGATTTCGGAGTTGCGAGGCGGGATACGGTCGAACTGCACCTCGTTGGGCAGCTCGGTGAAGTCCTCTATCACCCGCTGCCTGATGCCGTTCAGGTACACCTCGACCTGATTCTTGCCCGGCTGGATGACGTACTCGCCCAGATAAAACCTGTACTTCTTGCCGTCACCCGTAGCAGATATTCGCTGGAATCCAACGGAACCCAGCATTCCCTCCAGGACAATTTTCTCCCAGGTACCGCCCAGCCCACTGATGACCCAACGGTAAAAAGCTGCATGGCCATCCCCAATGCGGGCATGACCCATGGTTTGGACTACCTGGTTCTCGTAGCCCTCCAATAGCTGCAGATCGAGATAGGTATCAGCGACCGTATCGACTACGGAGTTTCTTGCCCGGATCAGTGCCATAACCGTTCAGCCCAATCAGTAAAACCGAATGATGTCTATCGTGGTGCCATCAGGCAGCGGAGCCAGAATGCTAATCGTGGTTGGATTCACTTCCAGATACTCGAATCCCTGCTTCAGATACCTGCCATCCCGGTAGATCATCAGTTCGTTCTTGCCCGGACCATAGAAGAAGTTGGCTGGCGTAAGGTTCAGCGTGGTGATGTTCTGCACCACGGTCATGTGCTGCGGAGCCACCAAACGAAGCTCCTGCCGGTTCACGCTCGGACCCACGCCATTCGAGTGCGTGTTGGTCAGCTTGTCCGTCACCACCACGGACACCACATCGTCCACGTGCAACCGCTCGGACAGATGCACCTTCAAGCCGTTCAGCGTGTAGGAGCGACCCAATGCCTGATAGACACCGTTCACGAACAGGGCAATGCCGTAGTAGCTCTGCAGCTCGAACGGCGGCAGATCCAATTCAATCAAGCAACCATCCGGCAGGTTGGTTGCAGAGTTGAACTGCTTCAGCTCGCCATAGGTGAAGTTGTAGCTGCTCGACACGCCCTTCAGCGCAAGAATGGCGTCAATGTTCTCGTAGATGGCTTCAATGGCGGGAATGTGCGCCGCCAGCTTCTCCACGCTAACGAACACTTCTGCGTGGTTCTTGAACAGGTCCAGCACATAGTCCAGCGTGTGGATGTTGTCGGCTACCAGCTTCACGTTGTCGTAAGCCGAACCAATGTACTTCTCCACCAAGCCAGTGACCGACTGGTTTGAATTGAGCATGTTTCTCATCTGTCAGACCCAACCTTGGTTATCCAGCCGCATGTTGCCGTAGCAGGTACTAATCTGCAGCCCTGCCTTGAGTGCGTTCTGTACGGAATTCTCGAACTTCTGCAGGTAAACCGAACTCTCTGCGTCCGGTACGCTGGTCAGCGAACCAAAGGCCCTATATCCCACGTACAGCAGCAGAGGCTCCAGCAACCCTTCCGGGAGCATCACCTGCACGTCCTTTGGATCCTCATCGGGCCTGAGTTCAATCTTCGGGTGGGATGCCCGGTAGTGCACCAGCAGGATGTTGTGGTGCTCGGGGAAGGGAACTTGAAGCTGGTTGTAGCTAGGGGTGAACAGCGACCAGGGTTCCGTCAGATCGTTCAGGTACATCAGCTCCCCATTCTCGTTGAACACCTGCTCGATCTTGAGCAGATCGTTCTGGAAGGGCTGGTATACCGAATCGATGATGTACTTCTCTTTGGCGGGGGACAGGGTGTTGGTTGCTGCGTAGTGCTTGTCCAGCGTGTAGACCTGTATGTGATCGTGCAACTGAACCAGCACTTCCTTCGACGAGAGCCAAAACCGCTTGTACAGCTCCTTCAATCCCAGGTTTATGTGCGCCAACACCTTGGGCAAATCTTCACGACGAATGCCGTCGTCCCAGCCACCCATTGCGAGTTGGCTGAGTTCACCGTAGGTCAGTTGTTCCAGGATTTCTGCTAGCGTCATAGCTAAACCTTTAAGGTTTGACCAATGACGCGAGAGCTTGTGTCAGGGGGGCAGTGAAGTTCGCGCTTCGGCAGGGATTATGGTCTAAGCCAAGTATCTGTCAAGCAAATCTTCCCGGGGCGGTTCCATCTCCTCCCAGTACCGGGAGTGCTGCTCCTTCCCCGGATGCGGGCTGACCTGGCTGGGCTTCCAGGCTTTTAGGCTGGCCAGCATGGAAATGGTGTCCAGGAAATCGTCATGCTTGGCCCTGAACCCATTGGCCGAAGCCAGGGAAATCTCATTCATGGCTTCCCGGATCTCCACGCTGTCCTTCCGTTCCTCCGGGAACCAGATCTTGTTCATCTTGAACAGCGGAACCATGACGTTGAACCGCTGCATCTTGTTGGTATTCGGCCGAATGCCCGGACGGTTATTGTTCCCCTCGGAAGCCAAGGTGAAATAAATGTTCCGGGTAATCATTTCCCCCTGGATCCAGGAAATGAACCCCTGCTGCTGGCCGGTAATCTCGATCCCCACCTGCTGCGGCCTATACTCCTGAACCAGCTTGAACAGGTCATCAATGTTCTGGTTCATCAGCTGCCGCCGACAGATCCCATCCACCCACAGCCAATCCCCGGCATTGTTGTAGGCCCACACGGAAATCACCGAGAAGTCCCCTGAACTCCTCTCCGTCGTGGCAAAGTCCGTCGTGATATAAAAATTGAAGGCCCCCTTGTTGTCCAGCACCAGCCCCCGCTTGTACCAGGTGATGTCCGCATCATCGATCAGCCGGTCCTCGTCCGACATGATCTGTAGCATCATCTCCTGGTTGAACGTATCCAACCTCCCCGAAAGCAACGCCTTCTCGTAACGGTTCTCCACGTACTCATACGGGAACCGATCAGGCCAGGCGCTCCTGAAATCCTCCCGCGTGCACGGAAACTTCTCACAGATCGGATACACGTTCACCGCCCAAGCCCCGCTCTCCACCGCCTTGTACAGCGGATCCTTGGCATTAAACGGCGTACCGCTCCAGATAATCTTGTTCCTGCTTGGGTGCAGCGCATATTCAATGCTGCTGTACACCGTATCTTCAATGTTCCCCAGAATGGTTGGACTCTTCGCATCCTCATCCGAAATCAGGTCATCCAGCACAGCCAGCTGTGGACGGGTGTTCAATTCACTGGTGTTGTGGGTTGGAATGTAGCCCGTAGTCACGAACTCGTGCGCAGGATCATCCAGCATGATGCACTGGCTGGGTTCTTCCGGAATCTCGGTTATGTCCACCAACGCAATGAAACCAAACCAACGAAAGGAATGCTTCCACTTAACCGCTTTCCTTGGCAACGAGAACGGGTTGAAGCTTCCCGTGAAGGTCAGCCGGTACTGCAGGAACCTGTTGCCCTTCTTCTGAATCTCGCTACAGGAAACCCGCATACCCAATGATCTGCCGAGTTCCTGAACATCTCTCGCCAAGGCCGGGCTGATGGTGGAGTAGCTCACCGTACCGCAGTCCGTCACCGTACCGTCGGTGTCCAGCAAACCCGCCAGCAACCTCTTCCGCTGCTCAACGGAACCAAACAGATACTCGGGAGGAATGCTTTTGGTTCTGCCGGTATGGCCGTACATGCCAAGCCTGGTCAACTCCCGCTTGATCCCCTTGAACCTGACTCTCAGCAGCTCCTCACGCTTCGGCCTCTTGTCCTTCACCACCGACAAACTAAGCGCATACTGTGCCTGCAGCATTTCCACGTAATGCAATATGTCTCCCGGCAAGCCCCCTACCGGCGCACACTTGTTCGTCAGGCTGCCATCCCCCAGGAGTATTCCCACCAAATAAGGATCCAATAACAGATCCTTCCGGGAATATCTCACAGGTTCCACCGCACGCATGTAGTAACGATACTTGTAGTGCTTCTGCTTCAGCCCCTCGTTCCTGGCAAATCTCAGCAACTCTTCCGTCACTACATCCTGCTTGACCAAAGTTTCCTGGGTCATTCCTTTCTTGAACCAAAGGCTGTTGAGATGCCCTGCACTGACCTTCAACCTTCTACCGTCTTCAAACTTCAGCTCGTACATCTTGTCGTGCAGCACGGCTGACTTACCCAATATTCGTGCCGGATACCCGGCAGGCGTGTACACCCACTCCCCCGCCTGCACGTCCCGCATGGTCACTCGACCCTTGTCCGTATACAGCACCTCATCCAGAGCCAGCGGCCCTCGCACACCAGTCTGCGCACCATGCCCGGTCACAACAAACTCCCTGTTTGCCCTGTTCTTGAAGTACCACCGAATATCGGTGAACTTGGTTTCCGGGATGTAATGCCGCAGGAACGAACTGTTCTGCCACCTTCTCTCCAACCGCAACCGCATCTTCTTCACACCGTTCTCTATGCTGTCGCTCACATAGAGGGCGTAGTTCACGTTCTTCATGTTCGGCAGCTCACCGTACACTGCCAGATACAAGAACAAATATTCCCCCAGCAAACTGGTCTTCCCCAGTCCCCGTGCGCACATGTTGCACACGTGCTTCTTCGCATGGATTAGCTCATCCAGCATCCTGTAGTGAACCACGGGAGTTTCATGTTCCTCCCCATTCGCCCCGTTCACTAACTTCACAAAGTTCACAAACTCCAATGCGAACTCGCTCGGCACATAGTTGCTAGCCGTGTTGTAATCCACGGCCAGCAAATACTCCTCCACCTTCTTGTTAACGGCTGCTTCTTTCATCGATTGAACCAAAAAGGATCAAACCCTCTCCGCAATGCCACTAATAATCTTCTGCGTGGCGATCTCGTGGGTCTTCATGGTTCCTGTCTCCAGCATCTCCTTCTGCCTCTTCACCAGTTCCATGGTTGTACGCCGCAGCTCAATGATCGATTCATCCTGCTTGATGTTCAAATCCAGGCTCACCTTCTGCGTCTCAGGCAGCTTCAGGTGATTCAGAATACTATTAGCCGCATCCGACCTCACCTTCTCGCTCTTGGCATTCAGCATCAAGTCCGCCTGAACATTCAGTGCTTGCTGATACAAGTCCTGGTTCAGCACATAACTGGGAATAAGCGTCTGCTCAAAGATTCCCGTTACCAGCTTATTCCTGGTATACGCGCTGACAAACCCTCTCACCGAATCTTCCGAGAACCCTTCGCTCTTTAACCGCTGATACCTCTCCGGAAAGGTCTTCACAT